GCTCTTGGACTGCAGATCGATCGTGACGACTCCCTGGCTATGGATCCGAGCGTCGGAAGCTTTGCCCTGCTGATCCACGGCATGGGGAAAGCAGGTAGCAAGCACAACGCGGCGCTCAAGCGCCTGAAAGCTGAGAACGTGAAATTTTCCTACTCCAAGAAGAACAAATGAATTTTGACCCATTCGCAGTCGCCACAGGCGGCATCAAGTTTGACGTGTCGAGACTCGCAGACAACCAGAGCTCGCGCCCGAAGCGTATTTCACTGAGTCAGAGCGAGGTGCGCGAACGCGTCGCCTATTACAAGTCGGAAGCTGGCATTGAGCTGACGGACGAGCACATCGACATCTTTGAGAGCATCTTCTGCGACCACTCCAACGTGTTTATCACTGGCGGTGCCGGCGTGGGCAAGACCACGTTCGTGAAGCACATCCTGATCCCGGAGTTCGATTACCGCGGAACCAACGCTTACGTGACCGCCTCGACTGGAATCGCCGGAAGCCACCTCAAGGGCAAGACCATCCACTCGTGGGCTGGTATCCGCACGGGACCCGTGTTCAGCTCCTACAACACGCCTCCAGCGGACATGACTGAGGAACAGGCCAGGGCTGTGTATCTGCGCACCTACAGCGCTTGGAGCACGGCAAAGGACAACATGTCCAAGGCTCGGGAAGGCGTCAAAGCGCGCATCCGGTCGACGGAGGCCTTGATCCTCGACGAGGTGTCGATGATCGCAGGTGTGGGCCTTCTGGGCTACCTGGATTTCTTTTTCCGGACGGTGCGGGACAAAGACGAACCGTTCGGCGGTATCCAGATGATCTTCATCGGGGACATGGCCCAGCTTCCCCCGGTTGATCGCCACAATGGCAGCCGACCAGACTGGGCATTCCTCAGCCCATCTTGGGAGCGAGCAGAGATCCGCACCGTCGAGCTGACCAAGGTGTTCCGCCAGGCCGATGAGAAGTTCGCAAACTTCTTGAACCGCCGGAGGGTCGGTGAGCCTCTGTTGGCCGAGGAGCGTGAGTATGTCTCACGGTTCGTGCGGCCGCAGACGGAAGACGACGTCCGCAGAGCCTCGTTCTTGGTCTCTACCAACAAGGAGGCAGATTCGATCAACCAGCTGGCGCTGGATTGGTACGAAGGCCCTACGGTCACGCTGGAGGGTGAAATGATCCTGAGCCCGGTCAAGGCGCTCAAGGACTGGGAGACGCCTCAAAACCTCAAGGAAAAGATCATCGGGAACAAGCCTGTGCGCGAAATCCTGAACCTTCGCCCTGGCATGCCGGTGCTCTTCAGCGTCAACGACTTCCAAGGTCAGTACGTAAACGGCACCAAGGGATTCTTTGAAGGAATGATCGGACCCGCGATGATTGTGAGAATTCCCGCCACGCACGATCAGGAGGAAGTGCGAGTGAAGCTTGAGCGGATGAGCTTCTGCTTGGACAACGAAAATGGAACCTCGCAGGACGACAGATCGCTGGAGCACCGCTACGTCCAGTACCCTGTGATCCCGGCTACCGCGATCACCATTCATAAGTGCGTCGACAAGAATACTTTGCTGCCGACCTCTTCAGGCCTTCTCACGATCGATGAGGTTTGTACCAGCCCTCAAATGCCTGAGGTTTGCGGCCTGACCGAATTCAAGTCTACCTGCGAACCTTTCGTGGGAGTGAGCGAGGCCGGGCTCCGAATCACAACGCGCCGCGGCTACCAGCTGACGTGCAGCGTGAGGCATCCTTTGATGAGGACGGACGGTTGCGGCATGGAGTGGGTTCTAGCTCCCGATCTGAGGGTAGGGGACGCGCTGAGAATGCGGGGCAACACTCAGGCTTTTGGTGATGGAAGTTTGCCGCCTATCTCGGTCGAAATTGGGAAAAAATCCAAGCCTTGTCAGTTCCCTTCGGTGATCTCGAATGATCTCGCCTGGCTGCTCGGGATGTTGGTGGGTGATGGATGTCAGTCTGACCAAAGAGATGCCCGGGTGGACGTTACTTCGATGGATCCGTGCGTAGTCCGCCGGTTCGTCAAGATCATGTGGTCCGAGTTTGGACTCAAGGCGTCGATCAAGTCGAAGTCTAAAACGAAAGCAAAGACCGCTTATGTGCACAGCTGGCCGGTCCGGAATTGGCTGTTGTCCATTGGTCTTTCGTATGCCACAGCTCGCGAGAAATGCGTACCTCATGTAATCCTGAAGGGGACAAAATCTCAGCAGCAGTCGTTCATTCAAGGCTACTTTGATGCTGACGGAGGCGTTAACTCGTGCGTGCACGTCACTTCGGCGTCAGAAAAACTGCTGCGCGAAGTGCACGTGATGCTGCTGAATCTGGGAATCATCGGAACGCTCGGACGTATGAAGGACGCTTGGAGGATCAACATTACAGGACCGGACGTGAAGAAATTCGAGCTTTCTGTCGGGTTCTCGATCCAAAGAAAAGCGAAGGCGTTAACGGTCAAGACCCGACGGTCTCAGAAAGTACCAAAGGTCCAGGCCGGCTTCTACCCGGCCGACCTCGGTGCAAAATTGGCGAAAACCTGGCAGCAATCCCTCAGAACCGTTTACCCGCACGTCCGCGGCGTCGGTTTCGGCGAGTTCAGTCACTGGGCCAGGTTTTTGAGCAGAGTGGCGAATGCTTCGTGCGGTCTGTCCGACGCGCACCTAGCCGCCATGCAGCGCGATTTGCCGCTGTGTAAAACGGTCTCAAACTCTTTTGGCGCCTTATTTGAAGAGGCGGAGCATGGCTGCTTTTTGGACGAGATCGCAGCCATCGAGACGGTAGACGGCGACATGCGGGACATTTGCGTACCCGATGGTCACGCATTTGTCGGCAACGGATTCGTCAACCACAACAGCCAGGGCATCAGCCTTGACGATTGCACGATCAACCTCAGCCGATCGTTTGCGCCGGGTCACGTGTACGTGGCGATGTCGCGACTTCGGTCTCCGGAAGGTCTGACGTTGACGTCCACGGACTTCGACGTAATCGTCGACCCCCACGTAATGGAGTTCTACCGCAAGGTGCGCTCCCAGCCCAAACACCGTAATGGCAGAGAAATTCCAAGCACTTGACGAAAAGGAACCGGACTACGACGACTGGGAAAGTTGTCCGAAGACGCTGACCCGCAACCGCCACATTGATGGGATCTTCTATGTGGCAGGCAGGGCGCCGATCGAAGACCAGATCGAGTACGACGTGATGTTCGTGACCACCTCGGTAGACGAGGAGGAAGCCACCACGATGAAGCAGACTGTGTTCGGCTACACCATGAGGCAGCCGGCCGAATACCTCCGCGGACCGACAGGCATGATCAAGGATGTCGCCTTGCGCTGCCACCTTGATCTGGACAAATGCTACTACACGGCGCTGTGCAAATGGCTGATCCCGAGGACGAAACGTTCAAAGCCCTCCAAGAAGGTTCTGAACTGGGGCCTGCCTGTCCTGATGGACGAGATCAAACGGGTGAAGCCGAAGATCATCGTCTGCTTGGGCAAACCGGTCTTCGACATGCTCAGCGACACGAAGATCGGATTCGACGACGCCCACGGCGGTTGGTTCTGGTCCTCCGAGGCGAACGCCCACCTCTACGTCACCCACTCCCCCGGTGCTCTGATTGGAAAACCCGACCTCTACGAGGTGTTCCGGGTCGACTTTCAGGAGGTGGAGCGGAAGCGGCGAATTCTGGAAGGGGGCGACATCAACGACGTCCCTGTCCGGTTCGAGGTCTTGCGCAGCGAGCAGCAGCTGCGGGACTGGCTGAGCCTGATGGAGGAGGCAGACCCCTGGCCGGGCATCACAGACGACAATGGGAACAAAATCCTGTCGGTGGACTGCGAGTGGCACGGCAGGACGCACGTGGATGGGAACCTCCGATCGATTCAGTTTGCCTGGACCGAGAGCGACGCTGTCGTGGTGGAGTTTCGGGACGAGCAGAACGAATGGAGCTTCCAGATCGACGAGGAGCTCGAGGATGACCTCCCGGACGCCTTTGAGCGGAAGCGGTACGCCTACATCGGCAAGCTGCTGGGGCGCTTCTGCAACCGGAAGGACGTCCGCTACGTGGGTCACCACTTCTCTGCTGACTCCCCGTGGATGCTCACGTGGCTCAATCTGGACGTGTACCAGCGTTGCGTCATGGACACGGAGTTCGCCCAGCAGACGGTAGACGAGGCCTCAGAGCTCAAGCTGGAGCGCGGCATCGGGATGAAGTACACGACGCTGGGGCTGTACAACCAGGACCTGCTCATGTGGAAGCGCGAGAACCGCGCCCTCTGCAAGGACGGCTACGGCTACATCCCCTCAGCGATCCTCCACCCCTACGGTGCCCGGGACGTCATCGTACCATTGAGAGCCTACCCGCACATCAAGCGGCAACTCCAGGCTCAGCAGCTCTGGGAGTACTACAAAAAACTCCACAACCCGTTCGTCACGGACGTGTTCACCGAGTTCTGTGTGGGAGGGCTTCCGATGGACATTCCGCTGATGGATGACCTGAGGCGGTTGTTCCACTTCGTCAGGCAGCAACTGGAGGTCCACCTGAAGCATCGAATCCACTCGGAGGCGAAGGCTCACGTAGCCAACCGCCTGATGGCCCTGATACCCCTCAGGGACGCTTTGAAGCTCTCGCGGGAGGTTTACGCCAAGGAGACCACCGAAGAGGCCTACAACCTCCTCAAGCCGCACGTACCGCTCTCTGACCTGCCTCAGTGGCAGAAGATGCTGCAGCACCTCTACGACAGCCCCAACTTCAACATCCGGTCAGCTGACCAGATGCGCACCTGGCTGTTCGATGTGGAGGACCTGGAGCCGATCAAGACGACGAACCAGAAAGCGAAGGGTCTGCCGTCCATGGCGTGGGAGAAGGTGCTGGAGCTTCCTCCGGATCGTCAGAAGCTCTACACGCCGGCTGTGGACAAGCAGACGCTGCAGATCCTCAGCGAGCAGTGCCCGACCGTAGACGAGCTTCTGAACCTCAATGCGGTCGGCAACCTCTGCAAGGCGTTCCTGAAGGAGGCTGACGTCTGGATCGATCCGGAGACAGGCGAGGAGGAGATCGAGGAGCACGGGCTGCATCAGTGGGTGGCGTCAGACGGCCGCATCCACGGCCAGATGAGCTGCACCGGAACATCACGTCCCCGCTCATGGGCTCCGAACACCCTGAACTATCCGGCGTACGTGAATGCTCGAATTGCCAAGACGGTGGTGCGGGTGATCAACGAGGCTCATTCGAAGGGTGAGCTGCCGGAGGAACTGATGCGCTGGGTTGGTTGTGATGAGAAGAGTTTGCCATCTATTAGATCATGTATTAACTCTCCACATAACTATGTGTTATGTGAATCAGACTATAAAACAGCAGAAATGCACGGATTAGGTGTTATCTCTGGAGATGAGGATTTAATACGTATCTTGCAGGATCCAGATCCTGAATGGGCAGAGCTGAAAGACCCAAAGAAGTTTGGCGTGGAGTATGTACGTGTGTGCTACTCCGATCCTTCCGAAACAGGCATTCCGTTGCATAAGCAGAATCCTGAGTACGTTATGGCTGCTTGGAAGGACGGAAAGTTCCTCGGAAAAGTCTCTGAAGACGATCTGGCTCGTAACCCTGATGGTACCGTCAAACATAGGGGTTATGATATCCATTGGTCAGTTGTGGAGCGCACCTACGAGCGTCCACGAGAAGAGATGATTAACAAGGTTCATCGTAATGCTGGGAAAGTATTGAACTTCTGCGTGGACGGTGATTCTATGGTTCTCACGCGCGATCGAGGCTCCGTAGCCATCTGTGACATCAAGGTTGACGACCTCGTATGGGACGGTGTAGAGTGGGTGCGTCATGAAGGCGTCATCTACTCAGGCCGAAAGAAAATCATCGAATATCAAGGACTGCGTGCTACCCGGCTCCACGATGTGTGGACAGTCGAGCGGGGCAAAGTCAAATTCGAAGAGGCGTGCGCCGAATCGCTTACCCTTGTCCGCACTGCGTCAGAGGGTCAAAGCGTTGCGGTTGCCTGGTCTGAGGCTTCTACCGAGTTCGCTGGAACGCAGGGGATCGGGCTACTTCTACGTCTTGACCCAGTGCTTGCACTGCGGGAAGGAGCGCTGGAAGGAACTGAGGAACATGGAGACAGGAAAGTCGTCAAAGTGTCAGTGTCAGAACCCTCAGCGGAGCCGTGTGAAATACCCGGGGAGAGATCCTCAGGTAATCTCGTCTCTGACGCGAAGGTTTGCAGCAATGAAACAGCGTTGCGAGACGGACACGCATGTGTCGTCGCATCGGTATCTGGGTCGAGGAATCAAGGTCAAGTTTCCGCACAAGGAGGCGTTCATAGCTTGGGCGCTTCAATTCACAGATCAGCAGATCATGGAGGGGGACTTCGACAGGAAGGACAACGACGGGGACTACTGCCCGGAAAACCTGAGGTTGGTCGATCGATCAACCAACCTGATGAACAGGCAGTTGGGAGCTCATCTCAACTGCCGAGTGGCAAATCAGTTTCTAGTGGACCACCCTCACGTTCTGTACACTTGGAAGACCATTCTGGGCCTCATGAAGATGGGGCTCTCGAACGTCGAGATTTTGACGAGGCATGCGAGCAGTACTGTTGCGGGGAGGCGGAAACGTATGACTTGCTGAATGCCGGTCCGCGGCACAGGTTTACCTGTAGTGGCGTGCTGGTATCCAACTCTTCGGCATATGGTGCCTCCCCTGCTTCGCTGGAGCGAAAGATCGAGTCGGACACAGGGGTCAAACCTGAGCCAGGTACTGGGCAGAAGGGACTGGACGCCATCGCGGCACGCCAGCCCCGGGCTTCTGAGTTCTTGGAAGAGATGGGCAACGTCCCAAAGACCAAGGGATACTACCGCGCGGTCTCCGGGCGAATTTGCCACTGCAACACGCACTCGGCGAACTCCGGGGTTGGCTGGCGCACGCGCAACTCGATCGAGTCCGCGCTGGGTCGTGAGCTCAGAAACTACCCCATGCAGGAGTCTGTGGGCGCTACGTCGGCAAGAGCGTGCAACTACGCGCTGGCCCTGTATCGTCAACTGGGGATGAAGGCTCGCCCGATGACCTGCTTGTACGACAGCCTCGTGACTCTCTGCCCGCTGGAAGAGCGGTTTGTCGTGGCGAAGATCCACACGATCGTGATGTCGGAAATCAACACGTGGGAGTACAACGACGAGTTCGGAAAGCGTGTGCTGCAGTACGGGGTCGACAACGAGTTCAACTACCGTTGGTCCACCCGGCCGAGCGCAGAAGAACAAGCGCAGTTGGATGACGTGAACTGGCACCCGACTCCAGAGCGTCTCAAGAAGCTGCTGGCATTCAGAAATTGGAAGCTTCTGGTGTCATAATAATTTGGTGAGTAGTAAATTACATACTATCACCGTTTGCGCCAAAGTTACTGCAGCAACTTTGGCAGCGGTGCTGGCGACAGCGGGAGTTGTCGCAGTAGCAGGGCTGGTACTGTCGGTACTGGCTAACATGTTGACCATCGTAGCGCCGCTTGCGGTATGCGCGCTTGGGATAGCTGTGGTCGCTCGTCCTTCAATGGGCTGAGGCCACGGCTAACACACAAATGAGGTTGGGAGCATCAAAGCCAGCGGGCACCCCGGGGGTGCCCGCTGGTCGAGCTTTTTACCTGGCAGTGGGGCGTCGGATGATTTTTAGCTGACAGGTGCGATTGCCCTGCTACGCTGAGCGCCGTGAATCCAAAGGACAAAGAAAGGCTTCTGGACAGGCTGGCTGAGCCGTTCTCTCAAGCGGAGATGGTCAGCATGCGCCGTTGTCTGTGTGGTGAACTTCTGACCGTCAACGAGCACACCACGCGCTGGTACAGCGGCTTGGTGAACTACGACGAGACGCTGTGCGCAGATTGCCGGAAGGAATTCAGCGACATGTCCCGGATCGTATGCCTTGGGTGCAAAACACTTCAGGGCTTCATGAAGCCGCAGACAGCAAAGACTGGGTTCAAGTTTGAAGGGCGGCGCCATTACCACATCGCGAAGTGCCCTCGGTGCGCGCCGCAGTCTTCTGCGACGCCTGTGCTGGAGCATGAGAACTTCTGCCGCGCTCGCAAGATCGTGACTGTGAGGGACTTGGATTTGGTTCAAGAAATTGAACAAAAAACCTTGAGCGGGCTGAAGCAAGCCGATAAGCTGCGGAAGGAGCTAGGCTCCTCACCACAGTCATGAAACTGAAGAAACGAAATACGCACCGCCGCGTTCTTGCGTGGCGCATCACCTCGCCGGAAACCCGCCCCAACCCCACAACGGGAAAGAAGCAGCTGCTTCTCTCGTTCGTGGATGAGCAGGGTAACCATAACCACATGCCGGTGACGAAGGAGCTTTTCCTTTACGCGGCAGGCGAGAACGAGGAAGGGCAGCTTCCGGACGGTCTGGACCGTCTGCAGAACCACAAGTTCATCATCCACAAGGACATCAATAATCAGGCCATCGGCATCGATATCATCCCTTCCCGGGTGTATCGCTCGCAGGTCATCCCAGCTTCTCAGCGCGATGTCACCACGGTGAGGTTCGAGTGGTTACTCAATGGAGCTGTGTGTCGTGTGACGCAGCGTCCGCCGAACACCAAGGCGGAGCGCATCATTGAGGTCATCCGTGAACTGGATGCTCTCATCACAGCTGGAAAGGACATCAACGGTAGCACCAAGATCGGTAATATCGGGAAGGTGACCCTGGTCGAAGACGACGCCATCGAGGTCAAGCTCGCCAACCGCAAGACTACTGCGGTCCCGGCAGGCTACGCCTTGGATGTCGACGCCGAAGACTGATTGTTTGGAAAGTAATGGTGACGGCGCGCACCTTTGAATTCGCGCCACCCTAGAAAACAACTATTATGGCAAAATTTCGCCCTATCGTAAACGAAGAGGAACTGTACAAAGGCAACAACCGCCGCTCGATGCTGGCCAGCAAGAACAAGGACATGCGCGTGCAGTTCATCGGCGCATCGGCTGTGAACGACCGCTGGGAGGGCGTCTTCCTTCCATCGTTCGACTGCGACCTGGACACGTGCGACACGAGCTTCCTCAAGTCGGTCGGTTCCTGCTGGAGTGACAGCGCGGACGGCACGTCTCGGCACTTCTTGCCCAACCCGTGGGCAGTGCCGTTGCTCTGCTACAGCTTCGTGGGTCCGGAGAACGAGCACTTCATGAGTCCGCACAGCCGCGGCGCAATGCTCGGCGGAGAGAACGTCAGCGCCGAAGAAAGTGCAGATGCGTTTGAGGATTTGGCTCGGTTTGTACGCTTCAACAAGCGGATGTCCGATGCCGAAAAGAAGATGTACACGGACAAGCCGGACCGCAACACCGACGCCCCGATCCCTCAGCGTCGCTCTCGCTACTTCTCGCTCGGCTGGTACACCAACAAGTCCGACCGCAACAAGTACATCCTCGACGTACTCTCGTACACCGGCGCAGCGCATTACTACAACATCGATCAGATGCGCTGGATTCGCGACGACAACTCTCCGGTCCTGACTCCGAAGTATCCGCGCTACCTGCTCGGTGACCCGACGGATCCGAACGCCGCCATGATCTGGCACGTCAACAAGCGCCGGGTGTCGCCGAAGGATCCGCAGGAGATCAACGTGTTCTCGTTCACCGAGCGCGAGGAAATTCTGGACGATCCGCTCCGCCGCATCGTCATCCCGCAGGAGATCCTCGACAAGCGTATCGCCCTGTTCGACCCGGAAAACTGGAACTTCCCCACGTACCAGGAGATGGTCGACTTCGCGGTGATGCATCTGACGGAAGTGCCGCTCGACATCATCAAGGAAGCGTGCGGTCACCGCGCAAACGTCGGTGAGCGTAAAGGTGGAGGTCGTGCGCCTGCTCGCGCAGAGCAGAGTCAGCCCGCACCGGCTCCGTACAACCCGATGCGTGATGCTATTCCGGCTCCTGCTCCTGCAGCTCCCGCTCCGCTTGTGCCGCCGCCCGCCGCCCCGTTCGCTGCACCGCCGGCTCCTCCCGCTCCCTCAGCACCGCCGGCGCCTCCTGCACCGCCGGCGCCTCCTGCACCTCCAGCGCCCCCTGCACCTCCAGCTCCCCCTGCGCCGCCCGTTGAGGAGAAGTTCTGGGCGGCCAGTCCTGGGCAGCCTCCTGCGCACATGACGATCGGCGAAATCGCTGTCGCGTTTGAGTCGGATCCGAGCTTGCAGGTGAACAAGGGCGGAAACTGGGTGGGTGCCATTGCGGTGTTGCCCACGCACGCCGCGCCTCCTGCTCCCACTGCGCCGCCCGCTCCTGCGGTGCAGCAGTCTCCAGCCGCCTCCGCCGCACCTGCGTCAGCGGGTCCTGCGCAGGATGCAGTCGTATCGACGCGTGAGTCGATCTGTCCGTCCGCACGCTACGCGACGTTGTCGGCCGAAGAACGCAATGAGATCGACGATCTTGTTGAAAAGGTGATTGCCAACAATGGGAATCTGCCGCCGGAAATCATCGGTCGGGTGGTTGAGCTGTCGACTCTGTACGACGGCGGGATCGGTAATTGATCGGTTCGATAGTTCGGGCGGGGGCCTTGTGGCCCCCGCCTTTTTGCGCTTTTACATCATACAATCATTATGCCAGCTAAGAAAACTGCCAAGAAGGCTGCCAAGAAGGCCGCCAAGAAAACTACCACCAAGCGCTCAGAATCCGTTAACATTGAGGATCCAGACGCTTTGCCGCCGATCGTTTTTCGGCGGAAGTTTGACGACAAAAGCGCGTCGGACATCTACACGCGGCAGGTCTCAAATGTCCGCAAGAGTATCGAGACTTTGGCCAACCGTTCCAAGACCAGGCCGCTCAACATGCACACGCCGGCCACGTTCCGGAAAATGCTGTTCCCGTACGATGACATCTATTTCCAGTCCATGCTGGGATCAGTCGGCATCCGCAATCAGTCCGTGATCGAGTTCATCGCTCCCGAGGCCGTCGGTAAGACGACGTTCTGTTTCGACATGATTGGGCGCCTTGCGGAAGCTGGCTGCTACACCGTGTACATCGAGTGCGAGAACAAGCCGATGGACACCTCCCGCATCAAGCGCCTGCTGTCCCGGGACAAGAAGAAGGCCACGCTGTTCCTGAACATGGTGCAGTTGGTTTCGGCACGTCAGCTCATCGAGTGCGACGAGATCATCAGGCGATCAGTGGCCGACCTCAGAAAGCGCTGCGACGAGGACCCGGCAACCAAGGGTAACCCGATCTACGTGTTCATCGACACCTGGAGCAGCCTCAAATCGTCCTCCGAGGCACAGGGCCAGTCGACTTGGGGCCTGTCGTCCACAGCCAAGAAGGCAGATGTGAAGGACACCGGCACGGGTTCAAACATGGGTCACTCCAAGCACGCCCAGGCAATGAAGCGCTGGCTGCCGGAGTTCATGGACACCTACAATGCATCGATCGTTTTCTTCAATCACCAGAACGTCAAAGTCGACATGAGCGGCTTCAAGAGCCCGGTGATGCAGTCCGAGAAGGACAACGACACCACGATCGGCGGCCGCGGTCTTCGTCAGATTGCATCCTACCGTTTCGTCATGACGAGTGCAGGTCCGGTGAAGAACAAGCAGAAGAAGAACATCGGCATCCACGTCAACATCAAGATGCGCAAGAACGCATACTCGGCGCCGGGACGTTCGTGCGGTATGACCATCTTCTACGACGACCACGCCGACACTGGCACTGAGTATGACGACACCCTGACGTTCGCGGACAAGACCGCCGAGTGGATGGCGCAGGAGAAGCTGCTCGGCACGACCGTGACCGACGGCCGCTACACGTGCGATACGCTGGGTTGTGTGGGTGTTACAGCAAAGCGCCTTTACGATGCGTTGAAGGCTGACCCAGCCAACGTCCAGTTCCTCGGTAGCGCCCTCGGTATCGAGGGTTACAGCGACACTTCGTTCGTTCCTGCTGCTCGCAGCGAGGATTCGGAGGATGAGGTTGATGAGGATGAGGATGAAGAAGCCCTGACTGAAGAGGAACAGGTCGAAGGAGAAGAGGAGGCCGACAATGAGTAAACGCAAGATGGACATGCCGGTGGCCGCTCTCAAAGCCTCGGAGGGTCAGGTAGCTTCTTGGTTGGCTTCGATTCTTCAAGTGCCTGCGGCCGATAAGGTCGCCATTGTACTCGAGGTCGCGACCGACGACGGTGCGCCTAGGCAACTGGTCAGGGCATTGAACCAAGGCAACGCCAGCCTGTACCCATGGGTGGTGGACGTCATGAGTTCGATACTCAGCGTCGAGCTGCAAGCCGACCTGTGCGATTTGCTCTCGGAGGTCATCTCATCTCCGGGAGAAATTCTCTTGGTACGGGACAAGCTGCGCTCAGCCAAGAACAGCATCTGGGCAGTTGTTGCGGGACCTGCGGAAGACTTTGAAGGTCTTCCCTACAGGTCGGTTTCCAATCACGTGAAAGTTGGAGATCGCAACATCAAGGTGACCGCCTTTCACGTGACCTCCTGCGCTCGATAACCATGGACGAAGATCAACCAGAAATTGAGATCAAGCCTAGAGCGGGCGACATCCCTCTCGAGGCAATCGCGCAATACCGGAAAGGTAAGGCGCGATTGCCGATGGTCTTGGCCAAGATGGGTTACACCGGCCTCAGACCTGGTCAGGACAAGGCAGTCGACACCATCATGATGGGTATCGATTCAGTGGTGATTCTGCCGACGGCCACAGGTAAAAGCTCATGCTTTGTCGTACCGACGCTCTGCATGAACTGGAGAACGATTGTGATCTACCCCCTGCTCGCTTTGATGCGCGATCAGGTGCAGAACATGCAAAGACTGGGTATTGCGGCTGCCAGCATCTCCAGCTTGGAGACTGACGCTCACAACGCCGCGGCCTTGCGTGACTGGGCCACAGGTAATCTGCAGATCATGCTGGTGTCGCCTGAGAGGTTCTCGAACGTCGAGTGGGGGAATGTGGTTTCGCAGTACCCGCCCGATCTCGTGGCGATGGACGAATGCCACACCTTCGGTTGGGCGGACACTTTCCGTCCCGGCTACAAGTTCGCGGGCGAATTCATCCAGCGCGTGCGGCCAAAGGTGGTCGCAGCGCTTTCGGCGACGCTGACTGAAGAAGCAGAGAAGGAAGTCCGCAGCGGCCTGGGGATCCCGAACGCCAAGCTGGTGTACCATTACCCGCGGCGCGAAAATCTTCACCTCAGCTCGATTGAGTTCGAGACGATGAACGATGCGCACCCATGGGTGGCTGCCAACTGCAATGGTCCGACGGTTGTTTATGGATCGACCCGCAAGCGAGTCGAGATGTACGCCTCACTGATGCAGAACTACACGCGCCGGCAGGTGTTCTGCTACCACGGGGGTATGAAGACGTCCGAGCGCAGCAGCTGCCAGGACGAATTCATGCGCTCAAAGGACGGTATCATATTCGCTACCAACGCGTTCGGAATGGGCGTCGACAAGAAGGACATCCGCTACGTGGTGCACTACGATATCCCGGGCACGCTGCTGGCTACCGCTCAGGAGATCGGCCGCGCAGGACGCGACGGATCAGATGCTTGGTGCTACATGATTCCCACTCCGGAAGGCGTCCGCACACAGCGGCACTTCATCCGCTGCGGGAACCCTGACGAAAGAGACATCCGCGACTTCGTTAAGGCGGCGGCATCCATGCGCTCTGGGAGGGACGGCACGATCACAGCGAAGCGTGACGACATTGCTCGTAAAGCCGGGCTGGACGTGATGACGGTACAGGCCATCATGGCTTTCTGTTTGGGCGAGTCGCTGTTCGTTTACGATATGGCTGCAGCCAAGCAGATGCGGATCAGGTTCGACCCTTGTACGGTCAGCTTCACCAAGGCTGAGGCCGAGATGCGCGACGCGATCTACGCGGTCGGTGTCGACGTCGAAAACGATGGATGGCTGCACGTAGACCAGAATGCTCTGGCCGAATGCACCGGCAAGGAAGTAGCGACCATCATGGCCCGGCTGCGGAGTATGGGCGGTAACGGCAAGATTCACTACGTCAGACCCTCGACGACCAAGCCTTTGCGCTTGCAGCGTGGGATTGACGAAGTGAGCCGCGAGGCGTTTGAGCGTCTCAACCACAAGGCTGATACCGCGAACAGTAACTTGCAGCAGGTGCTCGATTACTGCGCCACGGCTGACGAAGAGAAGCATGCCTTCTTGGAGAAACACCTGAACCGGTGACGGGGAGGGGGAGGTAACACTCCCCCTTTCTTTTACGTGGTCTGGGTTGCAATTGGGGCCTGCAAATGGTAGGAAGAGCGGGATGACTGACGACCCGGACATTCCGCCACCGCCCAATGGTGTGCGGTTGCGAGACCCCGAAGACTCCGATACGCTCCGCAAAGACATGGAGGACGGAGTGCTGAACTCGATGCAGCGCTACGTGCACGGCTACGAGTACGGAGGCGTCAGGCTTGAGTTGGACAACCTGCACTACGCCGACAAGGAGAAGTACTCTCTCGCGGAGCAAAAGGAAGCTCTGATGTCGGACCGCCTGCTTTCGAGAAGGCTGCGTGGGAACGTGAAGCTTGTGGACGCAGCCACCAACAAGGTGATCGATCAGAAGAAGAACTTCACATTGGCTCGAATGCCATACCTGACTCAGCGCGGAACCCTGATCAACAACGGTTCCGAGTTCGCGCTGATCTCACAGTCTAGACTTCTGCCAGGTGCCTACACGCGGCGGAGAGACAATGGAGAACTGGAGACGCACTTCAACGTGCGACCGGGTACTGGCTCAGCCATGCGCGTATCGCTGGACCCGGTGACCGCCCAGTATCGACTCAAGATCGGCACGTCCGACCTCCACGCCTACTCAGTGTTCAAAGACCTCGGCGTGTCCGACGATGAGCTCGCCAGACGGTGGGGGCCGAAGATTCTGGAGGTGAACCGCAGCAAGTACTCCAAGGATGCCGTGGATCGGGCCTACCTGAAAGCTGTACCGAAGTGGCAGCGCGACCCGCAGCTACCCAGAGAGGAAAAGGCTAAGGCCATCTTGGACGCCTTCAACCGTGCGCAGGTGGCGGAGGGTGTACTCAAGGCAAACCTTCCGAACCTGTACAGCCGTGAGAAGGCTGCGTTCTGGCGCCAAGCAGGCCGGGCGACTGAGGTCGCAGACGAGATGGCCAAGAGCGCATCGGTCCGGTTTGCTCCGGATCTGTCGCCGGACGAGATGGTGGACGCCTGGCAGGAGCTGGATTTCGATCTGCTCGCTGCTGAGAAGTCCGCTTCGTTCGACCCCGATCTGTCTCCGGAGGACATGCGCGAGGCCTACAATTCCATCTACGGGAAGCACGGTCCTCGCTTGGCATCCATGCGTCAGTGGCCGAGCCATTGGCTGGATGACCAGGACTCAATGGGCTGGCTGGAATGGTATCGCAACTACGCGAGCGGCCGGCGATCGGACAGCGACGAGAGGCAGATCAAAAGGTGGAAATCGTTCAAAAGCCGCCACGGGGCGCAGTTCGTGAACAACCCCACGCCGCGGCGAGCCTACGCCCTCAAGCACTGGGCAATTGATCCGCTCAAGATGCTACCGGATGAGAGTCGCGATGATTTCGAAAAGGAGATGGACGCGTATCGCCGGAAGGAATTCATGCGCTGGTACATGCAGCGGCACGACTTTGACGATGACGCTGCAGCCAAGCTGGGAGCCGTAGCCAAGAGCCGAGGAGCCTCCTTTGATGGGGAGAAGCCGGACGCAGGACAGCTGATGACCATGGCTCTGGAGGGTCATCTGACACCGGAAGATTTGTCATGACCACGAACCCGACCGCGCACCACAGATACCTCGCCGACGACGACGAGCACGAAACGTATGCTTCGGTAGGTCTGGACGGCTTGCTGTCCGCTACCGAAAAGCTGCTGGCGGTCAACCGAGGGTTGGCCGAGCCGGACGAGCGGGACAGTTTGCCGAACGACCGAATCCACACCCCAGACCGCCTGATGGCGGAACGTGTGAAGCTGGATCACGGGCGTACACTCCGAACCCTCATGGGCCGCTTGAGTCGATCCAAGAGCCTCACACCCATGGGCGCCGATGTGTTCGCGCCCTACACTGTGGGCTACCTCGCAGGCAACCCGCTGGCTCCGGCGCTGGAGGAAATCAATCCCATGCACATCCTGGAGCAGAAGCGGCGCGTGACAAAGATGGGACCTGGAGGTGTTGGCGACCCAAGCGCGATCACGCTCTCAATGCAATCCGTTCATGCTTCGCAGTTCGGATTCGTGGATCCCATTTCTGGCCCAGAATGCATGCCCGGGGATTCCGAGGTCTACACAAAGCGCGGCTGGGTGAGATGGGACGCGGTCAAGGACGACGACGTTTTTGCCTGCAACGTGTCTGGCCGATTTGAGTGGCATCGCGCGTCCAGGGTGGTGCGCGAATTGTATTCCGGCCCGATGATTGTGGGTTCCTCATCCAACATTCACATGATGGTGACGCCGTCACATCGAGTGGTATTCAAGCGCGACCCTGAAGCGTTCGAGCTGTCTGTGACATTCGCTTCGGACCTGTCGGGAGCTGACATCTACATCCCTACGAGTCCGACGCTAGACTTGCTCGATAAAAGTTACGAAACATCCGGGCTCAGACTCGAAAGTCAGCGTCTGTTACCGGAGTGCTGGAGCTCAGAAAGCTTCAACGGTATGGTCTACTGCGCGACTGTCCCGGGTGGAATGCTGTACGTGCGAGGTAAGTCGAACCATCCAGGCTTCTGGACTGGCAATTCGGACAAGGCAGGTATCGATGTTAGACTTGCACACGGGACCAGAATAGGTTCTGATGGTCGCGTCTACCAAGTCATGCTCAACCGGAAGACCGGTAAGAAGCAGTGGGTCAGCCCTTCGGATCTGGTAGGCAAAACACTCAAACTACCCGATTGAAATGAGCACACAGATCACGCAGGAACAGATTCGCCAGGCCCGCCACACCGGCTTCGTCAATTCTCTCACGCAGCATCGCCCCAAGCAGATTGTCGAAAAGCTGTACAACAGCTACCGGCCGCAGGATGCAAGGCGTGAGCGCAACATCGGAAACTTTGTGGGAGCCATCCGCGGCCAAGGCTGATCATGAGCTCTTCAGCGACCCTACCGCGAGGTAGCCGCCTGTTGACTCCAGCCTCCTCGGTAAAGCTTGTCCGAAGCGTCAAAGACTTCGTCGGTAACGCGAGGTGCGCTACCGCTGCATTCGCAAGAATTGTCGGGTGCAGCAGGCGCACCGCGCGTCGGTTGCTGCACCCGAAAACCGAGGAAGATTTTCCAAGGCTGCGCAGGTGCTATGCTGTGTCGGCGGCAAAGGCTACCGGTATCCCTCTGAACATTTTGTGCGGAAGAGCAGACCGGTCTCCCGCTGCAGACTCACGTCTGAACCTGTGGAGTCCGGTTGACTGCGAGCTGGAGGCTAGGCGCAAAGCGATGGCCGCTGCGGCGCAGTTGTCTGCGAGAGCATCGTTTGGTTACGACCTAGTGTGTGACCTTGCCGTCTCGCACGGCCTGAACGGTAGACCATCCTCCGTGGTTCTGGAAGTGACGGCGGCCGACGGAGCCAAGCACCACATCATCCTGAAAGATTTTGATGGTACCGGCAAAATCGGGATGTCTTATTCGGTGTCTGGCGAAGGGCAGGTTCTGAGGCATCACTCCGCTGATAACGCTCTGATCAACAAAATCTTCAAAACTATCAAACGTAGCAATGGCAACTCCGCGAAAAACAACAAGACCCACCGATCTGGATAGCCTACGGCACGGCGACCCCACCAACGAAGACGCCACAGCAAACCTGCTTCGCGATCTGCGAAACGGTTTCGATGACGACCTCGACGACTCGCTTACATCGTCAGAACCGGAGCGCTCGGATCCGATCACAGCACCCACCGCAACACCTTCTCCCGGCGTGAACGTTCCTGAGGTCGTGGCTCGTGTTCTTGCTGGAGCCTGTCGCCAAGAATTCATCGAAATCGCAAAGTTGCTGGACGCGGAGGCAGAGTCCTTCCGCTACATCAGATTCGTGACGCCGATCGGTGATATTCGCTGCAGGATCAACTGGATCAGCTGCGCACCATCCGACATAAAGGTGGACGGGATGTTCTTCATCAAGGTCCGAGCCGGCGACATGATGTTCACCCCAAAACCTGGGGCGACATTCGACGTCGGGTTCGATGGTTACCCTGACCGAGTCGTGTCTGTAGTGTGCCTAGCGGAGCCTCAGCGTCTGTATCCGGGCGTTGACTTGCTGTGCTTCATGGCGCACAATCGCCTCGTGGAAAAGACAGGTAGATTGAAAGAAGGAGCTCCATCCGTCGTTTCGGGCGGAGCTAGCAACAGCGTGCAAGGAGGCGAGCCGGTGCTCAACACCGAGCGAGCAACAGAACTGAGCGAGATGCAGAAAGAAGCTCTCGTCAAGAGCCCTACTCGCGATTGGGATCAGCCTAGGGGCTAAACCGCACCACGACCATGTCGATCCTTGCGCCGTCATTCATGGCCGGGCCGAAGAAATTCGCCGACCCGTTCATCCTCCCGTCGACCGATTCATTCCCGCGGGACATCCGCGGTACGCTCGACCTATGCCTGTACCTGTACGGTCTGAACCGTATGTACGGGGCGGCGATGAACCGGGTGGTGTCATACTTCATCACCGACCTAGAATTCACGGGCGAGGCCGACAAGAAGGAGAGAGACAGCCTCAAGAGTCTGCTCATCGATACGCTCGGCGTGTTCGCAAAGTTGCAGCGCGCAGGTTTGGAATGGGCGGTCTATGGTAACGGATTCGTCCGTTGCGTGGAGCCGTTTGACCGCTGGCTGGTCGTGAAGAAGGATGGCGAGTACAGAGGCGTCGTCGCTCTGTCTTCATTCCCGGAGCACATGGTCACCTACAACTGGGACCGCCTCACCTACACGGTACCTGATCTTGAGGCAGCCTCGAAGATGTCGGCCGAGCAGCGCAAAGGAAGCGTCCCGATGGTCGAGCTCGAGTTCAAGGACAAGCCGGCTGCGGCTCCTGACCGATTCTCGATCGTGTTCTTGGACCCGCGCTACGTGTCGCTGGACAAGGCGCACCACTCAGACTCCATTCAGTACGTGTACACGATCCCGCCCAACATGGAGCAGCGGATCAAGAGCAACATCCTACACGAGATCAACAACACGCCGCGCGGGTTGCTTGAGGCGGTGCGCTACAACAAAGATTTCAGATTCCACAAAGGTGAGGTTTTTCACTTCCGGGCACCTACGGTCATGGGCGTCTCGGACAGCGGATGGGGTGTGCCAGAAATTCTGCTGCACTACCACACGCTGTATCAGATCCAGATCTACCGCAAAGCGGACTTCGCGGTGGCTCAAGACTACCTCCTGCCTTTCAGGATTTTCACGCCGAACTTCGGCGATAGTGCCGGGGACTCGGTCATGACCCTCCTGATGTCGCAGTGGCGCTCGGAAATGCAGAAGATGATCGCCACGCACCGTGCGGACCGCACTGCGATCCATGCCCTACCGTTCAAGGCCGACTACAATGAGCACGGCGGTAACGGGAAGCAGATGGTCATGCACGAACTCGTGCAGGCGCACATCCAGCAACTGTTCGACGGCATCGGAATGCCTGTCGAGTTGTTCCGAGGTACGCTGCAGGTCGACCAGGCTCCGAATGCGATCAGGATGTTCGAGCGTTCGTACGAGTGGCTCTTCCAGACGCTCAACGGCTTGTTGAAGTTCATCGCAGGCACAGTGCAAAGGGCGCTGGATACCGACGAGATCGAGGTGCGCCTGAAGCGTCCGGTGATGGCTTACGACGCCGAGTGGATGAACATCAAGATGCAGCTGGCTGCAAACCGCGAAGTTCCTCGCAGCGACGTCTATCCGGAAATGGGCATCTCCGACCCGGAAGGTGCAGCGGTCCGTGCGGCAATGGAAGATCAAGAGATTCAGCGTCGCACCAACGAGCTGGCGGTCAAATTCGAGAAGGAGAAGACCCAGGGTTCAATGGCAGACATCGCCATCATGGCGGCAGAGCAAGGAGCGCAGGCAGCGCCAGCCGGAGGCGGAGGAGGCGCCGCTCCTGGCGGAGCTGGTGGTGGCAATATGGACTACTCGATCGATCAGGGAGCAGACCCGCTCCAGATTCAGCAGCGCGCGCAGGAGATCGCCACCGAGTGGCTTCGACTGCACGCTCAGCAGCCCAACTCTCACCGCAAAGAAATGCAGCGCTGCGAGTCGACCAACCCGACTCTCTACGCTTCGGCCAAGGACGCCATGGAAAAGATGCGCGCGCAGGGAGCCTCTCAGGGTCGCGCCGCCGTCGCCCAGCAGGTGTGACACACAACCCGCTTGGCGCAGCCATTCATTCGTGGTAGCATAAAACCGTGAGCCGTAGCACACTAAGACCGAACGTAGTCAGCAAAGCCATCATCGATTTGCGGAATGCCGCACTTCGGGAGATGGATGCGAAAGAACGCGGACAGGTGCCGGTGAAGAGCATTCAGTTCGATGTGGAGCGCGACCCGCTACCACCGCAGGAGAACCCAGACTTCCATTACGGAGCGGCGCCTTATCCAGGCCCCAACAGCCCTCACATCGGTAACGGATCAGGAGGACCACGATGAGCTCATTTCAGCCCACATACATCCCGGCACATCTCGAGGGCAAAGTTGAGGATTTCCGATACGAGCCGGGAGGAGGCGTCAGCTTCCGCCACGACGACGCCGCGGTGGGTAATTTCGGACCCGAGGCAAATCGAAAGATGCTGTCGGACAAGCAATTCAAGCAGACGTTTGATCGGGACTATCGGCTCAACAACCTCAACGAAGCAGTGCATGAGCAATACGGCATGCCGCAGATCCCAGCCAGTCCGTCGACCCAATTCACTCAGTGGTTGGGAGACAAAATCCGAGGGGGTTGGGATTGGGGAACGTCTTCGCAGGGTAAGTCCGTCGGAACAGCTGCGCTTTTGTCGGCTCTCGCCGGCGGAGCAGCAGGCCTCAAGATGGGGCAGGAAGATGAAAATCCAGTGTCCAGAGGTCTCCTGTACGCTCTGATTGCGGGAGGTCTAGGGGCAGGGGCGACGGCCGCAATGCAGCACAGCCACAATGCGCAGCAAGCTGCCCTTCACAAGCAGGCGTCTTTCGACGATCAGATCGTCAACGCGATCATGTCTGACCCGTCACTGAGTCAGAACGAGAAGCTTGCGTGCCTTCGAGCTTTGTCAGCCGCCAGTAGCCAAGACAAGTCTCAGCTGGGGTCCCTTCTGTCGTCCGTCGGCGGAGGAGCTTTGGGTGTCTTGATCATGAAATTCCTAGGAGCTAAAGGATTGCTCCCCCTCGCCGCCGGTGGTATCATCGGCTCACTGCTCGCCGGCGGCTCAGCCGGTCACAAATTCAACGCTATCGGTCAGCTCGCACTATGAACCATTCCTCGACCAACGCTCACAGAGATTTCGGAATCCTAGTTGGCGCAGCTATGCTCGGCGTGGATGCTGAGACGGTGAAGCGCGCAGCACACGCCCACAGGGTCATGGAAAGTCAGGAAGCGGAGCCTTTCAACCGGGAGCTGTGCAAGATCGCGGCAGCAGCATTCGAGAGCGACAACGCCGGTCACACGGTCGGCGGTCAGTTGTTTCAGAAGCTGGCCACGGCGGACAAGTGGTACCCGGAGTTCAACAAGTTCACCGACAGCGTCAAATGTGCCCTGGCCAAGAGCGCTGCTGCACTGCCCGCATTCTTGGCATCCAAAGACGCGATCGGAGGACCGACTCAGTCATTACTGGCTCTCGGCGCGCTGGGAGGCCTTGGAGTCGGATCGCTTGGCTTCCTGCTGTCTCGTCACGCGTCGCAATCGTCCGCTGAGAACGCCGCCCTGCTGGAAAAAATCAAGGCCTTCAAACAGCTGAGACAGGATATCGAAGAGGACATGCACGCCAAGAGCGTGCTTGAAGCCCAAGAAGCCAAGAAACCACGCACGCGCTACGATGTCTGAGGAGGTCGAACAACCTACGCAAGAAGTCACTTCGGATGAGGTGCAGGCGCTCGCCTCGCTGGAAGTCAGCTCGATCGAGTTTGAAGACTTCGGAGCATTTGCGCCGTCGAGGCTATCGTCACGAACTGCCGAGGAAATCTCGGACGAGGCAGACGATGAAGAAGAGGAGCCGGACATTGTCCGCCCTCCAAGGTCGCCGCATAAAGTATGGCGCGACAAGCCTTCGGTGTCCGACCAGGCCGCCAAGCATCCTGGGACGGTGAAGCTCGCGGCGCCAGTGACACTGACGCTGAACCTCAGCGTCCCAGCCGAACTGAAGAAGCTCAACGAAGTTCAAAAGTTGGCGGCTCATTCAGACGGACCACTTTGTAGCATCGTTGACCTTGATCGCCGTTTCCACGACGGGGTATGGTACGTGTATCTCACGTACGCAAAGATTTTGTACCAGCAACTCTGACTATGTCCTCCATCATCGAAAGCGCCGCTCGCGGCCTCAAGAATAGCCTGCCCGGCATTGGAGTCGGGCAGGAAGTCGCCGATCGTCAGCGCGCGAGAGGGCACGACCTGATCAAGAACCTAGCTCTCGGAGGTCTAGCCCTTGGCGGTGGCACCGGGGCGCTCGTGGCTCTGGCCAACTACCTCAAGTCCATGTCGGAAGAAGGCGACCTTGAGAACGCGTCGAGGCTGGACGACGAAACGCTTTACATCCCGGAGCCAAAGAACACCATCAAGCAGGCCATGGACGCAGCGACGGTGGATCGATGGACAGCGCCAGGATTGGCCATCACTGGAGGAATTCTTTCGGCAGGCGGAGCCTACGCACTGACACAGGCGGTCTACAACTACCTGCAGAAGAAGCATCGTCAACAGCTTCTCGACAAAGCTCAAGGCGAGACGCTCGCCGCAGCCGATTTGGAAGCCACGAAATCGGCCGGAGCATCAATGACGTTCTCGGACCTCGTCACAGCTTTCCCTGTCGCAGTCCCTCTTCTGGCTGCTCTCGCCACCGGCGGGGTCGCATACGCCGCGCTCAACAAAGCATTCCCGACCGTGGGCTCCACGAAGTCGAAGTATCCGAAGCGCATCCGTGCTGTCACACCTTCTGGTGAAGTCGAGCCGCTGGACAAGGACATCGCTCAGCAGGCGATCAAGTCCGCGTCGGAAGCAGACTGCGAAGCCGCTGCATTCGAGTTTCTGGCCCTGATGACTGATCGGGTGGCCATGAAAAAGAAAGCCACCTGCATCACTTCGGACATCCTCAATAGCGTCGCCAAAGGAGGCGTGGGTGAGCTTGCCAAGTTCGCTCACGACCAGAACTTGGAAGCCATCACTTACGCAGTCAAGGGAGCGTCAGATCAACCCGCCGACTCCGGCATGAAGGCGGTTGCTGCGGCTGCCATCTTCAAGAGCGCAAGACTCTCGCCGCTGGTATCGTGCATCGCTGCAGCCGAGTACATCGACATGCTTCCCGGAGTCGCACAGGCCTGTGCTTCGATGGATGAGGAGCGCATGGACAAGGCTGCTGGTCTTGGTGCTTTGCTGCACATCAGCCTGAGTCGCCATGAAATCCTTCAGGAATTCTCGAAGGCCGCTTCGTCTGAGCACATGCCGACCGCTTTGAGAGAACTGATCGGCTCGCTGCGTCACAGTCCGCATCAGAAGCCGGATGCCCTTGCTGAGGATGAAGAAGACAGAGACGTCGCGATGACATCTGACTTGTCCGGATCCATGGGCGAAGATTTCGAAGGAGGGGACAACAAAGATCCGGATTCGGATGATGAGTCCCAGGCTGACAAGGACGTGATCGACGCGTTCATGGAGAACCCTAAAAGCGTTCCTCCGCCCAAGCACTGATCGGTAGAGAATTGATTTTCCAAGCCCCAGCAGAGCCCGCTCTGCTGGGGCTTTTTCGTACACACATACACACAAACCACAATGAGCATTGAACTGAAATCAGCAAAGCAAGTGATCGAGGAAGCAGGAGAGTTCGTCGAAGGGCGGCAGCTGAGCGTTTTTGACTACATCAACTCGAAGGGCGAGAAGAGTGATTTGGAGCTCACGCTGCTTTCGAGGGACGGTTACCGAAAGCTGCAGGAGGAATCGCTGAACACGGCGATCGAAGCGGCCAAGCGGCCTCCGCAGATCGAGAACGTCGAGGGAGCGGTGATTGCCGACATTCTCAGCGACGTCATCGGATCGTTGACAAAGAGCCTGAGCCCTGCGGCGGGCGAGGACACCGGTCGACCGCAGGCGGCTTACGAGCCGGTGCGGGAGGGCAGCTCTGTCTGTACTCTCGCATCCGCAGAAGGTGTCGCCTATGTGCTGCGCCTGGTCAGCGAAGCCAAGGACCAGACGCCCGTGCAGGTGGCGGTCGGAGCAAAGCCGTCGGTCGTGAAAGCTGCGGTCAAGAAAGCCTTGGGGTTGGCCACAGAGAACTACGTGCACGTGATCAAGTTGGAGGACGGTAAATTCGACAGGGTCGTGCTGCGCTGACCGTTTCGGTAGGGTATGACCGCCTTTTTCTGAATTTTTACTGTCGGTCATGACCGTTGGAAGCATTGATGTAAAGTAGGTTACAAACTATGGGCGGTCATATCGTCGGTGCACGATATGACCGCCCAGCCATCGAGACAGTATTGCGTGTTGACGTCAGACGCGCCGCGGCTATGAATGCGCACATGCAGCTGCTCAATTCAGAAGGAAAACCGATCGCCGTGGGCCTGCCTAGGGTTCTGACGGCGTCGTTCTGCCGTGGCGTTTTTTTTCGTGCCGTGGACATCAACGAGGTGGTGATTGAGGACGGCTTGCAAGTGATGGCGAATCGTGAGGACTTGCGCCGGGCGCAGCTGCCTCACCTGGTCACCCTCTTGGTGTACTCGAGCAAGTTCCAGCTGGAGCCGGTTCGGCGGGAGTATTTCGTGTATGCTCCGCCTGACATCAAATCGTCGGTCAAGCTGGCGATGCAGCTCTGGAAGCGCTGGGAGAAACCTCGGCGCGCGATCGATTACCTGGTGACCGACATGAACGATGACTACCCCAAGGTGGAGGACGCGTGCGTGTCGGAGGTGATCGACGACAAGTTCTTTGATGAGATGTGGAAGAACGTGAGCGCAAAGTCGCACAAGGCGGCCGGTCACCCAGTCGACCCTTTCGCCTTTACTTCCCTCGACCCGGACATTATGGTCTACAAGTTCACCGACTTCCAGAAAGGCTTGGCGGTGACGGTCTAATCCACCCACCCCTCGCACCATGAGCCGTAAGAAAGCCAAACAAATGACAACACCATCGCCCGCCGCCGAATCCACCCAGGAACCAGCAGAACTTGTCGCGTCAGCTAACGAGCCGTCGAACGAGGTCGAAGCTCCTGAGACCCCCGTTGAGCCGGAAGCAGAAGCAGCTACCGTCGTCGAAACTCCCGCAGCAGAGGTCCCCGTCGTTGAAACTCCTGTCGCGCAGCCTGTCGCAGAAACCCCCGTCGCCCCTTCGGCGCAGGCGGATGTTGTGACGCTCAGTGCGCGCGCCGAGAAGCACGTGCGCGATTTGCTCACCCGCTACGTCCCTGCATCCAAAGTCGACGAGAACCTTGTCGCGGCTTTGGCAGGTGTGCGTGCAAATAAGCTGGTTCTGATTGCAAAGAAGCCTGCTCAGGTTGTCGTCCTCGACACCCCTTTCGCAAGCAACACTTTCCGTGCAGCCGCCGCTAACGTTCCGTACCTGGCTTGCGTGAACCGGGCGCTTGTCTTGGCACGCCACAGCAATGGCTGAGCAAGAAAAGAAAGAAGACCCTCACTATCTGACGTGTTACGGTTCACTGCGTGTGACCGACGTGCGTCTAATCGAGAGGGTCTGCAGCGAGGCTGGCTTTATGCCAGCCTTTGCTTTTCCGGTAGGTATGACCTACCTGTTACTGCTGCGAGAAGACCGGCTGGACGCCTTGTACATCAAACGACCCGGGCGTCATAGGCGGTCTGCCTCATGGTCTACACGGCCTGAGTTTTTTTCATCCAGACTCAAAGCTGATTCCGCTGCGGCTGTTTTGAGGCATGTGTCCGATGTAAACCGGCGCCCGAGGAAGTTTCAAATCACCGACTAGGGTAAGCAATAATCAGGCTGCTTGCGTCATAATAAATTGATGCAAACCAACAAAGCCTACTCACGTGTCCACTTTGCAAATCTCGCCACCGCCACCGGTGTAGCGCTCGTGCGCTACAACGAGGCGGACGAGCTCGTAGCATGCGCGGGCGCGGTCGCACGATTCGGTGTCAACCCGACCACCGACCAGGTGTTCACAATAACCCCGGCGGCTCTCTGGGCCGCTTTCGAGACTGTCGAAAGCAACAGCGAAAATCCAGCAATGGACAACGTCGCGCCTGAAGTGCTGACCCTCTCGGGGCCAGAGCGAATGGGCCGGTATCGGTGTCGGATTGAGGACAACGCTGAATACACGGCGCTCATTGAGTCTGCCTCTCCGGGCGGGCGCTGGGCCGCTCTCGTATTCGGTCGCGGTAAAACGCGCCCTCAATTTGAGGTGACCAAGATGGCGCTCAACCAGCAAACATGGAATGTGACGAACGGGGACGAGGAGCCGGTTGGTTCCAAGTTCGTGTTCGCCACCTCGGCCGCATTGTTCGCGTCGTCTCAGCCGACGGCGTGGCACATGCTCAAGACCATGGCGTTTTCGATCGGCGGAGTCGACTGCGACTGTTTCCCGCCCGTCCAGTCAAAGCCCGCAGAGCCGTTGCTGGTCGTTCAGAGGAGGGAACGGGACGCGCGTCAGCAGCGCGCGAAACAGCGCTATGGAAACAACCGCGGTCCGGGGGTCTCATTCCAGGACCTCTACAATCGCTCCTCTCCGGAGCAGCGCGCCATTCTGGATCAATTGATCCAGCAGAAGCGTGCGGAGAAGAATGCTAAGAAGTGACATTCTACCGCCCCCGCCGTGACTCGCTCACGGCGGGGGCGGTTCCTCTTTACCTATCAAGGCTGCTGTGGTAGAACCGAGCATGTTCTTCGCGAAGCAAGCTTCCGCAAACGACCGCGGCGTGGCCGTCGACATCATGAATAGGATCCTGCACGAGGAGCCTACCTACTGGCCGTACGGCTTGAACTTGGATCAGTTCGACGGCGGGCTGTACCTGATCAGCAAGTCGGCCAGCGAGGAGCCTGTCGGTTTCGTGGGCTGGCAGGAGCGTCAGGAAGGCGGCCGCAACATCGGCTACTACGCCATTGGAGTGCTCCCGGAACATCGCCGCCAAGGATTCGCCAAGCAGGCCGTGCAGGTCATGCTTCAAGAGAAGTCGGCGAATGTCGACGAAGTGCGCGCACTCGTCTGCTCTCACAACCAGCCATCGCAGAGCCTGGCGAAGTCGCTGCCTGGGGTGAACCTCACAATCTTTGAAAAATCCGCCATGACCGGCAAGGCGCGCGTCGCAGCTCACCTGCTGGGAGCGCTGGGTACAGCCGCGTTCGCGGACCAAGCCGCAGACCCGGAAGGTCGTTCTCTCAGCAGCACCCTTCAGCCGTGGAAGTGGGACAAGCAGCGGGGACTGATGGGTGCGATGAATTTGGGCCTCGGAGCACTGGCCGGTAACCAAGTGGCTGAGCGCAAAATCGTACCTGCGCTCACGTCTTTTGCCCTCGCGCCGACCAAGGACTTGGTGCTGAAGAGCATGGGGTCGCTTAGCAAGCTGGACAAATTGTCCGATACGGCGAGCGAGGCGATCTCCCGTCCGCCAGCGACGCCAGCGTCATGGCTGAGTCAGATCCCCAAACCTCTACTGCTCGGAGCGCTCGGCGTAGGAGCCGGCGGTCTGGGCCTGGCCGCTTACGCCGCCAAGAAAAAGTCTGACAACGATGCTGCGCAACTGGAAGCCAGCCGGGCCGGTAGGGTGCGCGTCACGCTGCCCACCAAGGCTCCTGGCGACGCAGAGACGGTGTTGGATCTGCCGGTCGAAGACATCAAGCTCAGCAACGCCCTGCGCTCACGCCTCGGCCGCGACACTCGCCGCCGCCTCTACTCGGAGACCAAGCAGCGGACGGCACGCCGCAAGCCGAAGAACCCGGACCAGCCGACCGAGAAGGAGCTGGAGGATGCCGCGCTCGACGAAGAGGAGGCGATGCTCGACAAGGAGGCCGCCATTTTGCCCCTGCTGCAGGAGCTGGACCCAGTTTGGTTCCTTGGCAAGTCTGCTGGTGCCATGCCGCAGCCCACCGTCCCATCTCCTCCCGGCGGCAGCCCTGCCATGAAGATGCAGCAGCAACAGGCGCAGGCCAATTCGATCGACACGTCGACGACGGCCAACCCTCAGATCGCGAAAGCCCAGCAGGAAGCCGCAGAGGCCTCCATGCAGGCGCAGCAGCAGGTCGCCCAAGCCGAGCAATCCCAGCAGCAGCTGGTGATGCAGAAGGACGAGGAGCGTCGTCAGCAGCTGGCGCAAGCCGACCAGCAGAAGCAGCAGGTCGAGATGGAGAACCAGATGCTGAAGATGCAGCTGGAAAAGACCAAGATTGAGTCCGATCTGGAAAGGGCCAAGCACAAGGCGCACAGCGAGCTGAGCGACGCACGCAGCGCTGCTGAAGGCTCGCAGTCCGGAGCGCACGACGAGCGTCTCTCAAAGCTCATTTCCAGCCGCCTCGACCGGGTGCGCAAGCGCATGGCAAAGTCTGCGACATTGGATCCGACCACAGGTCAGCCCGAGGAAGACCAGTCGCTGCCTTTGAACCCAACCACAGGTCAGCGCGAGACGCCCGAGCCCAAGGTCTACAGGCCGATGGAGGCGCAAAACATCAACGACAATGGGATGAGTTTCATGGCCGCCGGTCACATGCCTCAGGTTGGGCTCTACCGCGCGTCCTACGGCCCCATCGGGGACTTCGTCTACAAGAACCTCCTCCGCCCCAACGCGCTACGGCCGAGCCATGCCACTCTCAGCGGCGCGGCCGCATTCAACAACCCAGACAAGCTGGGTATGATTTCTTCGATCTCGGACCAGGCTCAGTCTTGGTGGAGGCAGCCAAACCTTGAGTGACGCATGCACGTAGTCAGAAAGAACCGTCTGGAAGAAGTCGATGACGCGGACGACGACATCGACTTTGAGCTGACCGACGCCTCCCGGCAGTTCGGATCGCACACCAATCAAATCCCGTTGCAGTCAGCGGTGCAGCCGCCCCGACTGTTCTACGGAGGGCGATTCGTAAACCAGGCCTTGGCCGTGGAAAACGGCGAGGCCCCTTTGGTCCAGAACTTGGACACGAGCGATAAGCTGGGACGCAGCTTTGATGAGCTCGCTGGCGAAAAGCTAGGTGCCGTCCGCGCCAAGAAAGGCGGTCGTGTCCTAGACGTGACGCCGGACTACATCCGCGTGCAGTATGACGACGGAGACAAAGCAGATCTCGATCTCTACAACAACCAGAGCTTCAACCAGAAGTCCGGAATTACGTCGCGGGCGCTGGTGCAGAAGGGCTCTGTGTTCAAGCCCAACCAAGTGGTGGCAGCTTCGAGCTACACCGACGACAACGGCGTCCAGAACATGGGTCTGAACGCCAGGATCGGCCTTGTGCCGTGGAAGGGCTTCTCCATGGATGACGCAGTACCGATCAGCGAAAGCTTCGCCAAGCGTCTCGCCGCGGTGCAGTACAAGGTCGTCACGCAGGATCAAAGCGACAACCTCAAGCAGGACCTCAACCATTTCCGGGCGTTGTTCCCTACCCGCTTCTCAAAGGAGCAGCTGGGTACCATAGAGAACGACGGAATGGTCAAACCGGGCACGGTGTTGCAGCCAGGCGATCCGGTTATCCTCGGGTCCATGCCGCGCACACTTTCCTCCGCCGGAGCCAACATCGGCAAACTTTCCAAGTCCTTGCGCCAAGCGCGCAGAGACTCATCCATCACCTGGGACGGCTCACAACCGGCTGAAGTCATCGACGCGAGGCGTACCAAAAATGGTACAAAGGTCGTGCTGCGCTACACCAAGCCGACCTCGGAAGGCGACAAGATCGTTTTGCGGCAAGGAGCCAAAGCCACGGTCTCGAGGGTGATCCCAGACGACCAGATGCCGCGCACGGAAGATGGGCAGGCTCTCGATGTGCTGCTGAACCCGCTGTCTCTGGTGTCCCGGGCCAACCCGGCTTCGCAGCATGAGATCCGGCTCGGCAAGGTCGCCAAGGCCAAAGGCGAACCGCTCAAGATCCCATCGTATCTGAAGGGACAGAGCTGGAACGACTTCATTGCGCAACAGGAAGCTGAGGCAGGCGTCAAATCCAAGGAGCGCATCTACGATCCGGTCGCCAACCGCTTCCTGACGAATCCTGTGACGGTCGGCTACGGCTTCATCCACAAGCTACATCATACGAGCGAAGGAAAGCTTTCGGCGCGCGGTACAGGCAGCTACGACCAGTCGGAGCAACCAGCCAGAGGCGGCGGCGAGAACGCGCAGGCCAAGCGATTCTCCGGTCTGGAGAACTACGCTGCGCTCTCCAGCGGAGCCTACGCCCTCATGCGAGAGCACACCACGCTACGCGGAGCCCGCAACGACCAGTACTGGCGCGATCTGCGGGCAGGCAAGCCTCTCCCGAAGCCGGGCGTACCGTTTGTCTGGAACAAGTTCAGGGCGCTGCTGAGCGGCGCCGGCATGAGCACACGCGAAGTAGGAAAGGGCCGCTATAGGCTCGCTCCGTTCACCGACAAGGATCTGGAGGCAGAGCAGCCGATCGATGTCGACAATGGGGACATCGTGAACATCAACACGCTGGAGCCCATCCAAGGAGGCCTATTTGACTCGCGCATCGTCACGGGCGATAGATGGGGTAGGATCAAACTACCGAGACCGGTGATCAACCCGGCGATGGAGGACAGCGTACGCGTGCTTCTCGGTCTGACAAACAACGAGCTGCAGGACATTCTGGCTTCCAGAGCTGAGCTTCCGGAGCGCCTCAGGAAACGAATTGGTCTTGAACCGACCGACGGCAGCTGATAGTATGTCGCCGTCATGAACGCTACTACACGATCCAATCTGGTCAAAGCTGCCGTCCACTCCGGTTTCTCCGTGCTCGAAAAAAAGGCCTCCGGTTCTCCGGAACAGGCCGAAGTGCTCGAAGGCGCCTGGCCCAACGGTGAAACCACCAAGCTCGCCGCTCTCTCCCAGGTCCTCGCCACCGGACTCATGGTTGAAGAAGCCGGCGCGTAATAGGTCTGGACAGACCTGCACAAGGCTATAATAGAAAGGGCAGCGCTCGCAAGGCGCTGCCCTTTCTATTCATGAAACTGCCAAAATTTACCAAGAAAGTAGTCAAGCGTCGGTCCAACGTCGAGCGCACCAGAAATGGTGGCGAGTGGACGGAGGCCCGATTCAACTCGTTCGTCAAAGGCGCCCTGCGTGGCGCCATGTGGCCGCCGAAGTACGTGTGCATCGACAAAGCGTTCGTCGGGCAAGGTGTCAATCCAGCCACAGGGAGGAAGTGCAAGATGTTCCGGTGCGCGGCCTGTCAGGGACAGTTCCCGGCCAAGCAAATGAAGGCCGACCATATCGAGCCCGTCGTCGGGTTTGAAGGCTTTCAGGACTGGAACACATTCATCGCCAGGCTGTACGTAGAGGCGGATGGCTTTCAGGCCATCTGCGCAGGTTGTCACGACAAAAAGACCGCCGAGGAGCGGCAAGTTCGCCGCACTGTAGCGGCTGATAAAACAAAATGAAAACGACTGTTCACAACAATCGCCAAGAGCCGTCTTCGCTGCTGAGAGCCATTCAGCTCAAGGTCGGAGACCTCAAGATGCAAGAGGCCGCAGCCAAGGCCTACCTGAAGCTGAAGAAGGCCTACGACGGCCCCATGGAGGGCTGCGAGGGTATCGTGGCGGAGCACGCAAAGTTGCCTATGGCCACAGGGGAGACCCAGGAGCTGCCAGACACGATCATCGCAGCCGCACTCTTGGAGATCATCCGGGCGAACCGCCAGCGCATGACGGCAGTCGAGAAAGTGGAAGCGGCGATCGGCCTTCTCTCGGATCAATACCAAGCCGACTGGTAATCACCTTGACCTGACCCGGTAGTCGGCTTATACACTCGCCCGCATGTTGGATATGCTGTACGATCTTTCACCTCAAGAAGACATCGCTCTTGTGGAGGGAGACCTGCTGGTGGTTGCGCTGGGGGACGACAGAAACTCAAACGTATTCGAGGCCTACTGCCTGCGAAAAATTGAGCGGCTGAGCGACTCTTACACGTTCCAAGTGGCGATCGTACAGGAGTGTGAATTTCCGAACCTGAAGCTTGTGCAGCACGACTTACCGGTCGTGCTTCATTTTGATGACGGGGCGCTACAGGAGACGGTCGAGGGTATTGACGATTGCGTAGAATTTTTAGACGACTATATCATAACCAAAAGACGTGCACACTGAATCGTGGAAAACAGAGGACAAGGCGCTCATTGAGCGCGTGAGGAAAATGCCAGTACAGCAAGTGAGGAAAGTTCTGTCTGAGCATAGCGAGGCGTCAGGATACGCCAAGCTGAAGAGAAAGGGGAACACTCCGGCCGTTTTCTACAACCGGCTGATGGTGTTGCTCACTGAAGGTAAAATACCGCTCAGCGCGATCAACGCATGCTGAAGCCCAGCACCGCCCGGAAGGTGGTGACGAGCTCGAAGTTACTGAGACGGCTGGCGCAAAAGGGACTCATTCAAGAGCCCGACGTGCATTTTGCGCTTCCCTCCATGCGTAAGTGGGGAGGGAAGCGCGGCCACTGTTTTGTGGAGATCCCAGCCGGGAGACCAGACCAGTTTGACTTCGAGGGCAGTCATTACGAGACGGCCGAGAAAGAAGGACAATTTATTCTTTATCAACATGTTATCGCTACAAACAATCGAAACGCCAAATCACATCCTGCATGAGGATTTGACCGGCATTGCAACGACGCCCGAGGCCATCGCAGCCCAACAGCCAGGTCTCTACGCCGAGATGATGCGGCTTTGCCGGACTCACAGGGGCTTAGGGCTGGCGGCCAATCAAGTGGGACTGCGCATGAACCTGTTCTTCGTGGCGTCCTCAGTGAAGCTGCTGCGTTGTCCCGGTGGTCACCTCATTCTGCAGCCGAAGTGGAAGCCGGCCGACCGTTCCAGCATGTACATGGCCGAAGGTGAGGGGTGCCTCTCTCTACCGGCCGTCGACGAGCCTGGCAGCAGACGTTTCTACGTGAATCGTTGGGACGCTATTGATGCCGAGTGGATCAACACGTCCGGTCACAAGGTGACGAGGCGGCTACAGGGTTTGGCCGCGCAAGTATTCCAGCACGAGCACGATCACCTGCGGGGGGTGACGTTGCTTGAATCAAGTCTCCGCGAAATCACACAATGAGCAGCATCATTTACGGTAGGGAATGCGTCTTGAAAGATGGCATGTTGATGCCGACCGAGCACAATCTGAGGCAGACGGTCGTCGGAGACTACATCGTCACAGATTTTGATGACGACGAGCGGTGGGTGCAGAAGAAAGGCTCCCTCAGAACACTGAGGTATCGCGATGAAGAATGCTTCATTGATAACCAGCCTATGAAGTCGCTGGACAGCGCCAAGCGAAGTGTGCAGCTGCTGATGGAGGTACCAGTACCGAAGAGGGTCAAGGAAGATGACGCGGCGCAATTATCCGCGATAGTTGTACGAAATATCGGAAATTGCGAGGTCGGTCAGCGTCAATCGGACGGTTACATCAACGCGACAGCACTGTGCAAGGCCGTGGGTAGATTCACGGCCGATTATTTCCGAACCGCTGGCGCTCAAGAGTTTATGGAGGAGCTTAGCCTGATTGTGGGGATCCCCACAATCAATTTGGTCAACATCCGAAGAGGTAAAATCGGCGCGGACCAAGGGACTTGGGTGCATCCGGACATCGCCATACACGTGGCGCAGTGGTGCTCTGCAAAGTTCGCTGTCCAGGTCTCGCAGTGGGTGCGGGAGTGGCTCTCGAGAGGCGTCACGCTGTCTTCAGGCCTTTCCGCGGACGCGCGCCTGCCTCAGACCTTCTCGGAGGCCCTGAGGGCTCTGGCGGACAGCGAGGACGCCAAGGAGCGCCTGAAGCTTGAGGTCAGTCATTCTGCGGCGCGTCGCGACGAGGCCGTGTCGCTGGCTGAGGATCTCGCGAACATTCGAGCCAAGGAGGTCAAGGCCATCCCGCTCAGCACGTGGCTTAATCGCACGTCGTCAGAGCACGGCCACGGACCGATCAGCGGCCTGAAGGTTCTTCGGGCGCTGGGAGTCTTGCACCGGGAGCTTGTCAAAGGATGTCGCAAGACCAAGGAATCGGCCATTTCGCAGAAGTGGATGGAGAACGGTGTGCTGATGTACAGCGCGCACGACTTCGTGAAACGTCGGAAAACAGAACAAGGCGTGTGCGAGCCGGTCATCAATTCGAACGGGGTAGAGGTCACCGGCGAGAGTCGCGTGATCTTGGTCACGCCTGAGGGTGCAGAGCCCCTCTTGCGGTGGATGCTTCAGCGCCCTGAAGTAATGCTGCGCCGCCTCGTCCGTACCCGCCCGGATACCAGGATGTACCGACTCAAGAATCGCTACTCGTTCTTCGAGCACGACTCTCACTCTTGGGATGAACTGAATCCCACGGAACGCGCAGCTGGCGTCCGGCTGCGCTACGAGGACGATACGTGGACCGCGTGGTGCAACGTGGAGCAGACAGCGCGGACCATCAGGGCTCAGGGGTCGGCCAAGACTCTGTCCGAAGCGTTGCTGGCATTGGCTGAAAACTACTACACCTCCAACCAGGACGAGACAGCGTGAGTGAGGGGAGTGCAGAGCAAAATCTGACAGAGGTGTTCAAGTTGGCAAGAGTCACTCGTATGAACCAAGGTTTGGAAACTATCTCAGAGTGGTCACGAAATCGTGCGGCGTCCGATCACAACCCGGACACGACAATCACGATGCTGACTCGCAAGGTGCAAGAGCTGGATGAGCGCTCCATGAGCGCAGGCTACAGGGCCGTTCAAGCGATGGCTGGAGAGGAGGAGCATGACCTCTAAGGAGCTGTCTGGGCTCATACTGATGCGTGCCTACAACGAGACGGAGGTCTTTAAGGCCGAACCCGAGTTGTGCGCCGCTCTTTTGTATATTCTGGGGTCTGTGAACGGAGTGTTCGCAAACCCTGGTTTTGGAGAAGAAGAAGACGCAGCTCTGTTGCTGCGGTTGAGGGAGTTATTCCCAGTCGATCACGACGTTTGGAAGTTTGTAGACATATCAAAATAACACATGAAAAATACTATTACAGCAAGGGTTGGTAAAAATTTCCTCTCAAAGGCTAGCCGTCTTTTTGACAGCAACCTTGGGACGGTGTTCTCGGAGTTGGTGCAGAACTCGAGGCGCGCTGGCGCTTCTCGGATCGAACTGGAGACGACCGAGCAGGAGGTCACAGATGGTCGCAACTCCACGCTCATTTGTTTCCGAGACAACGGTCGGGGAATTCAGGATATGACTGCTCTTCTGGAGCTCTCTGAATCCGGCTGGAAAGTTGACATCGAAGAAGCAGAAGACCCGGCAGGTATGGGCATCTTCTGCCTCAGCAACATGGAGGGAGTCGTTCGCATCCGCTCTGGTCATCAAGTGGTCAACCTGACCAAGGAGGTATTCGCAGGGCTCGCGGAGGCGGAGATCGAAAACGCCGACGAAAGCGTCGAGGGTGTGGAAATTATCTTCTGCGCTCAGAGCCGTAAGTACGAGGCTACCGAGGCCTTTCGGCGCGCCGTGTTGTACGCGAACATTCGCGAGGTCACAGTCGACGGTAACGCCACCAGCTCAGGCCAGCTGGTGGAGGAGAACAAACCGAATGTGATGACACATGAAGAACTGGGTGTGAGGGTCGTCGCGACGCACACTGTAAGTTTCCACAGCCGGAGCAATCAGCTGAGATTCAACTTCCACGGCATCGAATTGACGCATACGCTCGCCGGTTCTCAAGAAGCTAACGAACTGTCAGAGCTGCTGAGTATCTGCGACCATACGGTCAACGTAGAGCTGTTGCACACCAAGAGGCTCAAGATGGTGCTGCCTGCCCGTAACGCCATGATCTGGTCGGAGGATCTTCGACAGTTCTTCGTGTGGGTGAAAGCCATGTTGCTGAGGAAACTGGCGTCAAAATCCCACGTGCTACCTCACAAGTGGAAGCTGATCGCTTCAGAGGTAGGCGTGCAGTTGCCTGATGCCGACCTCAACAGCAGCCTCAAATTCTTCCCTGGGCATGAGTGTCCTCCCAGCTATCGGGAAGGGGACATTGCCGAGTGGGAAGCCAAGCCGATCTACCTGATGGCCGACAACGACCCGGACGACGATCTGTTCTGCGCTTCGCACTACACGGAATTGTTCTTTACGGTCCGGCTGGCTCGTCCTAATGCGGAAATGGTAGGCTACGACTCTTACGATGCGTTGCCGCGCACCGAGATGCACATCAGAGTCGACGGTGAAAGCGTTGCGGAATTGCTGAACCAGTGCAACGACGACTTCGTGGTCAGCTCCCCTATCCAAGTGTCACTGGATGACATTGCGGAAGTCAAAGCCCGCGAGTTTGTCGTCCTCAGCAAGGAGTGGGAATGCGGTGACTATGACGCGCTCAACACCAACTTCGTCCGCGTTGAAGGGTTTGACGACGTCGGAGCAATCGAAGATTTTTGCGCGGAGAAGCTCTTCCGTCCGTTTCAAGACTACGATTCGGATAGCGACGAAACTCAGGAACAGTATTTCAGGGAGTGTGCGCGCAAAGACATTGCTATGCGCTGCTCGACCCCTGAGGCCGCTTTGAGGAACTGGATTGAGTCCAAGCTCAAGGACGATCTTGTCTCGGTTTACGAGTACGGGTCGGCGTGGGACACCTCGCTGACAATCAAGATCACCCGTGAGTGTAAGGGCAAACCGGCGGAGATCGAGATCATCTGCGAGTGAGCCCGATAGGCTATATCGAAAAATCAAAAAAACTTCTTGCGCTGCAGTCTATTTCTATTTGGATAGGCGCGTCAGCACAAGCTGCCAACACACATGAAACTGAACCAGCATCAACTGAGCGTTCTGAACGCCGTCCGCGAAGCCAAAAAGGCATCCTACAGTCAGGCCATCTCCTCCGGGGGTAACGGTCGCACGGTCAGCTACCTTGTCCTCAAGGGCTACCTTGCGCAGACCGATTGCCCGAAGAAGGGTCGTTTCTACACGCTGACCGACACCGGCAAGGCTGCCCTCAAGGAAGTCACCAAGGCTGCCAAGAAGGCTACCAAGGTTGCGGCCGTCGCCTGATAGCCAATCCGTACAAAAGAGCTGGCCCTGGTAACGGGGCCGGCTCTTTTGCGTTATAAATCAACCATTTATGAAATCAATCAACGCGGAAGGAAGACTTCGGCACAGGTTCTTGGGAACCTACAGTGCGTGCATAGGACTGCGATTCGTCAGCCCAGAGGACCGCGACTCGGCGTTACCGATCTTGCAAAGAAGGCTGCCTACCCTGCGCGAGTTTCAGGGCGTGTCAGGCGTCATCAAGAAGGGCAGTATATCCCCCCTGAAAGACGTCCAGATAGGAGCCGCGCTCGTGATCGAGTGCGGGAAAGCCGACATGGAGGCCGTCAAGGATTGCCTGGAGAGCCTAGGCGCTGTACGTCAAAAGATCGATTCAGTGAGGACGTCGGTAGATTTTGGCGAGCCGTTCACAATTTCTATTCCCATCCCGGAGTAGTCGTGCATGCTGATCCCGCTATGAGAACTATCAATCTAATCGGTTTCAGCGGTCTCGCAGGGTCTGGAAAAACTCACGCGGCCGACGTCCTTTTGTCGAACCACCCATTCTGGCGCGTGTCGTTTGCGGCACCTCTCAAGCGTATGCTGAGCGTCCTGGTACCTGACCTGAATGACAAGAACGCCACACCCGACGTGCTGGGCGGTTGCACGGTAAGGCACGCCTTGCAGACCCTGGGAACCAACTGGGGACGCGACATGATCCACAAGGACACCTGGACCAACGCTGCCATGAATGAAGCTAGGGACGTCATGATCCGCGGATACGGCGTGGTGTTCGACGACGTGCGCTTCGACAATGAGGCTGAGGCGATCCTCAACGCCGGCGGTGTGATCATCCGCATCAATCGACCCGGGGTCGCTCAGATGGCGCATGCCAGCGAGCTTGGTGTGAGCGATCACCTGATCACGACCACGATCGACAACAACTCCAGCGAGGCTGACCTGCGGGACAAGATCCTGTCCGCATTCAACTGGCTGAACTGACCGATGATCGAGGAGGAATTCTGGCGCCCGGTACTCAGTGTACCGGGCTACGAGGTCAGCACGTTTGGTAGGTTGCGCAGAGGCAAGGAACTTGTGACCGTCGGTAAACCCACCAACGGTCACAGGGTTGCGAACGTCAAAGTCAAAGGCGAGTACACGACGCGGCGTCTGTCGCGGCTTGTAGGTGAGGCATTCTGTCGCACTTTCAGGGTTGCCCTGAGGGTGCACTACAAGGACGGAGATCCAGCCAACTGTCGGCCGGACAATCTGGACTGGGTGACGGGACAGATTGCCGCACCCAAGAAGAAGCGCGAGAAGAAGAAGGCCGAACCTGTCGTCGAGCGTCGTACGCTGACGGAGGCACAGGCCTTGAAGATTCTGATGAAGATGGCGGTACAGAGTAACTCAAAACCACCACCCTATGCGAAAAAGTAAAAAATCGGGCGAAGAAAATCCTCCGCCAACAATCACGGCCAAGACACTGGAAGTCGCCAAGATGATCAAAGCGAGAGACGCCGTCGACACCGAGCGACTCTTCAGGCAACCCCCTCCGGCTCAACCACGCTACAGCGGACCCGGTCCGGAGGATGAGGAGATGTACGATTACCGCATGGCGCTGAAAGGCTCTTACAGTCGATTCTTGCCCAGCAACATTAGTCGGAGACGCAAGCTGCAAGAATCCGAGCTCGAAGATTGCCGCGAGTCAGAGGAGTTTGAAACTGAGGAGGAGTGATATGGAAACAATGAAGAACATCAAATTTGAGGCCCTGTTGCAGGTCTGGATCAATCGCATCGAATCCGACGATTTGCGCAACGCCGTAGCGCAGCTCATGGAGGACGAGGCTTTTCACGAGGTGCGTACGCCGGGTAGCCTGGGGCATCACCACGCCTACGAGGGTGGTCTGCTGGTGCATACGCTCGAGGTGACGCAGCTGGCGTGGTATATCGCGAGGGCACTTCCAGCCGTAGACCGTGACGCGCTGGTGGCTGCTGCGTTGTGCCACGACGTGGAGAAGAAGCGCGATTACGTCCTGAGGGGATTCTTCCCTGGTCAGGACAAACCGAAGCGCTCTTTGTTCAGCGAGAAGCTGGGGCAGGAGGAGGTGCTGTGGGTGCTGTCTGACTTCTACCAGAAAATTCACCACGTTTCCGGATCCTACTCTCTGTTCGACCATTACGCCCGGCTGAACGCCGTCGACGAAAAGACGAGACTGGACGTCGGTCACTGCATCGTCTCCCACCACGGACCAGTTCCTGGCTGGGGATCGGTGAAGGAGCCGCAAACGCTGGAGGCTACCATCCTGCACCAAGCGGACTACCTGTCCGCCCACTTCGGGGTCATGAAAGAAAAACCACCTACCGACGGGCAGCTTCTGCTCGGTGAATAACCATCAACTACTTCAGGACGTCCTCGACGACTGACCCGAGATCTACAATCCAGAACCAGCCCTGAAGCCCGTCATCGATCACTGGCTGTAAAAGTCAGACAGACGCCTCTAGAATCCTACAATCCACCCCAATCCAATTACCACCATGCCAAAAGGCCAATTCGTACAACCGAAGACCTACTTCACCGGCGCCACCGCTGCCAACTACGACGAGATCATCCGCTACCTCACGGACACCGACCAGCTTGAGTTCTCCGAGGCCATGCACCAGGCCTGCAAAGAGGGCCTATCCGACGGCGAGATCCTGTGCAGCATGTACGCCAAGCTGTGCTACTCCGCCCTCACCACCCGGAAGAACGAGAATATCAGCCGCGTGCGCGACATTTACGCCAACCTCCTCGGCACCATCGAGTCTGGTCACGGTAGCGTCTTCGAGCACTGCCAGCTCAACTTCATCGTCAGCAACTGCTCGCGCGTGTTCACCCACGAGCTGGTGCGCCACCGGGTCGGCACGGCCTTCAGCCAGACGTCCGGCCGCTACGTCCGCACCGACAAGCTGGACCTAGTGGTCGACCCGATTCTGGACCCGATCAATGTCGAGATCATGGACCTGCAGGAAATCCTCGAGAAGTGGTATGACGCCGCGGTCGAGAAGATGGGCCTGGCCAAGGAAGGCCTGCCCTTCTCCACCAAGAAGAAGATCACCTCGGCGCTCCGCCGCATGCTCCCCAACGGGCAGGCCAACGAGATGGGCTTCAGCCTCAGCCTCCGCACGCTGCGCAACACCTTGGTGATGCGCACGTCGGAACACGCCGAATGGGAGATTCGGTTGGTCTTCAACCAGATCGCCGACCTGGTCAAAGCCAAGTATCCATCGCTGTTCGCCGACGCGCACACCGAGCTGATCGACGGGCTGCTGAAATACACCTTCGCCAACGCCAAGCTGTAACCCAAGCCGGTCTCACCGGCCCGTGAAAATCGACTGAAACTCAAGGGCGGGGAGCGTTTCCCGCCCTTTTTCTTACCCATGATCTCCTACCATCTCAACGACGCTCAGAAGCAGTTCATCCTGAAGTGGCTCGCCGACAACCCGAAGCGGCCCAGTTTCGGGGCCTACGACGAAGCCTGCCACCAGATCGGCAAACTGGTCACCGCCGCCAAGCCGCCCGCCAAGGCCATCCCATCGGCGCGGCTGGGCTTCAGCCCCGGAGAGTTTGTACCGTCTTCTAGGTTCGACGCCGTGAAACACCTTCCCCCGGGGTGGGCGGCGTTCAACACCCACGACAGCGGCAACAACCACCGCGTCATCAACGCCGGTATCGGCATACTCACGGCGCTATGGAACCACTGGGCGAACGCCCCGGACCGGACCTACTCGTTCCGCCAAGGCATCGTGGCCCGTGGCCTGGTCAAACAGTTCGAGGCCAACGCCATGGAATATCACCCGCTCGAAGACCAGACACCATGAGAAGACGCAACGCCTTCAAGGGCATCTTCGCCTTCAATGTCGAGGACTTCACGCTGGTGAGGCAACCACTCGCGTCCTGCGCGATGTCCGCAGAAACAGCGCTGCTGATCGCTGAGAAAATACTGAGCAGCAAGTTCGTGGAGGACAAAGACAAGAAGATCCTGAAGCTGGTACGGATAAGGAAAGAGGCATTCAACCTACCTTTACACACATGAAAATTATCTCACTGTCCGAGGGATTCGACGCCCTGCGAGAGCATAGCCACAAAGCCAAAGACCCGGCGCTGGACGCTAGGCTTGCTGAAATTCACGCGCGCGGGCTTGATCTGTGCAATATGCTGGGCGCGACCATCGCCCACATCTGCGGTGCGGGTGCCGTAGAATCTTCGTGGGAAGCGGACTGGGAGGGAGGCTTGGCCTTCGGATGCTTCCCGTTGCGCAAAGATGATCCGGTACCGGAAATGCTGGCGGAAATCGACACGGGTGCCGACTGGGAGCCGCGTATTTCAGGTTACTCCGCGCTACTCGAACCAATACCGCTGGTAGAGCCATGCCTGTCCAGCGCAACCTGAAGCAGGAGGACATGATCCTGGGTCTGTTTCGACAGCGCTCCGAGGACCCCGATTTACCGAAAGGTTTGCGGGAGTTCAACAAGGCGCAGCTAGCTCAGTACCAGCAATCAATCGCTCGAAGGAACCGCGGCGCCGCAAAGCCTCCGCGGGCCTTCGAGTCGTTTTTGGAAAAGTTAGGAGCGTAAAAATCTATCAAATATGGAACCTGAAAAAGACATCGATGTAGTAGAGCTGGCGCAGAGTATCGCCAGAAAGGCCCACGAGGGTCAGTTTCGAAGAGACGGAGTCACGCCATACATCACGCATCCGGAGGCGGTCGCTCGCTCTCTGGAAGGGGAAGAGCCCAACGTCGTGGCGACCGCCTGGTTGCACGACGTGCTGGAGGACACGCAGACGTCGTACGTACAGCTTCGCAACGCCGGGATCCCATGGGAGGTGATCGACGCGGTAGTGGCCCTCACGAAGACCGAGGGACAGTCGTACGACGATTACCTGGACACGGTGGTGACGAACCCGATTGCGAAGAAAGTGAAGATTGCGGACATCCACCACAACCTGAGCGACTCCCCGACGCTGCGGCAGTTGATTAAGTACTATACAGCCCTCGAGCTACTCGACTCATGAAGAAGTTTGACGAATCCGTGACCGCGTTCGAGCGCAGCATTCAGGCGTGGCAAGCTCACCCCAAGGACGACAGGCAGATGAAGGCGGCCTACGCCGCCGACAGGAAGCGATTGAGGGCCGTGCTGAGCTCGTACCGCCGAAAGCTCTTCGGAGAGGCCTACGCGACCGCTAGGCTGCTCGACACCATCCTGCGGGACCTGATCCCGGACCTGGCTTGGGAAACCATGAAGAAGCACCACAGTGAGAAGCTCAGCTAGAACCGTGAGGCTGCTGATCAGCCTGATCGTAATCGCAGGGCTTCTTCTGACCTTGGACCGATGCTCCACGCATCGAAAGCCAACGTCTAACCTAGAAGCGATTCTATACTCGGTATGGCTGACGATCAGCCGTCCGGCCATTCAACACGACACATTCAAATGACCCCACTTACTGAACTGCCGGATATCGGCAAGACAACGATGTTCCACGAAGGCGACCTAGTCGTCTTCGTGGAGGTTTCGCAGGACGAACTAGCTGAGAACCCCTGCGATCAGGGAGCTGGCCGCATCATCAGCCTGAATCGGAATCACAGCAATTTTGACGTCGACACATTCGAACAGCGGCACGATGACCCAGACTGTGTGGCTCTGAGCTACTTCGAGCACGGCAATTGCAGCTGGTTCCCTCAAGGTACCGGAGGGGCTGGAACTTCCTGTCCGTGGGACTCTGTCCGCACCGCCGGGCTGTGGATCCCCTCAAAGGAAATGCTGACGATCGCTAAGAAAATGAAGGCCCCTGAACGGCGTCTGTGGCTGATCGGGCAAGCAAAACATTTTTGCTCCGCCTACTCGGATTGGTGCAACGGTGAAGTCTATGAGTACTACGTGACGGCCTACGAGGCCCGTCTCGACGGTAACGGAGACGTGTTCGACAGCGTCAGCGACTACAGACGAGACGCAGAGGCCTATGCGGCCGGCTGCAGCGGGTTCTACCTGAGCACGCCCGAAGACCTCCAGTACATGCTGGACACCATCAACGCGGATATGGTGCGTGCGGTAGAGAATCGGGAGGGCGCGGAGTGACGCGCCTACCGAAGACCATCCTAGGTTACAAGTTGCTGCGCCTGCGTAAGAACGGAACTATGGGTCCGCTCTTCATCAACCGCAGGCAGGTGGTTCCGATCGGGAAGTGGCTACCGGCAGAGGATCACCCAACGCCAGGCTACCAGCACCGACCCGGCTGGCATGCCGCGCCTGCTCCCTGCGCCCCTCACCTGACTACCAAAGGTCGGGTCTGGTGCGAGGTGGAGTTGCGAGGTACGCAGCTGATCAGTCGTCCGGCAGCTCAGGGATCATTCTGGTACTTGGCAAAGCGCATGCGCGTCGTCAGGATCATGGAAGCCCGCGAGGTGCAGGGCTGAGCAAATCGAAGCAACAGAATGAAATTCAACATCGTCGAAAGATGCGCCGTACTCGCACTGCTGGTATTTACGCCAGTGGTCACAGTGACAATCCTGGTTTGCAGCCTAGCCGTCGCGCTACTTTTCCCGCAAGGGGACGGTTTCGACGGATTCTGGAAAACCCTCACGACCTACCAGTTTGGAGGGATGCAGTTCATGGGGGCAGTCTGGTACTTGTTGCTGGCTGCTGCCTTGTTGTCACGTTTCGTACGGTGGCTTCTATCGAAACAAGTGCAGCACTGATATGAAACGGAGAAGGGGCAGACTTTCGCAGCTACCGTGCGATGAAAAATGCAGAGGGTGCGGAAAATCCGTGCGCATGCGTTACATGGCACCAGGCAGTGCGTTAGCGCTGTCGCCTGAGCTGCTGAAAGAGAAGGAGCTTTGCTGCAGCGACTTGGTCTCGGTCACCATGACCGAGGTCATAGCGCGCGCAGAGTGTCTGGTATTTTGGTGCTCAGAGTGCAATCACGCATGGGTTGGGCACACTTGGAAAAACAAAACAAATCAAAATCATGGGATACGACACTAACTTCGCAGGCTCGTTCAAGGTCACACCTTTGCTTGAAGAAAAGCACGCGGCATACGTCAACCAGTTCAGCGAGACGCGGCGTATGAAGCGCTACCCGGACATCGCGGTAAACATGGAGGATCCTCTGCGTGAAGCGGTGGGTCTCCCAATCGGCGAAGAAGCGGAATACTTCGTAGGGGGACTTGGTCCTTTCGGGCAGTCTCGTGACGTGTCCATCGAGGAGTACAACACGCCTCCTTCGTCACAGCCTGGGCTGTGGTGTCAGTGGGTGTGTGAAAGCTCCGGGAGCGAGGATCACAGCCTTGTTTCGTGGGACAGAGGCGAGAAGTTTTACGAATACGTCGAGTGGCTTGAATACCTCGTCGAAAGGTTCTTTGCCCCGTGGGGGTACAAGCTGAACGGCGAAGTGCGTTACTTTGGGGAGGACGATGAAGACAGGGGCACCATCATCGTTATCGACAACGAGGTCACTACACGCGCAGCTCTTACAATTTGGTAACCATGGCTTACAAAAAGCTCACAAAAGAAGACAGGCAGCGGCTGGATGAGAGTGTCCAAAAGTATCGGGACGCTGCTGACGCCGTGCGTGAAGGGCGCCATAATACTCTGACTGACAGTAGCTTCACTGCGGCAGGATGCGCGCTCTGTGTACGCTATCGCGCAAATGGCAAATCGAACGAACGAGGCTGCTTCAGTTGCCCGGTCGGGTTTCATACCGACAAGGTTGGCTGCGCCGGTACGCCATTCCATGACGATTTGGCGGATGGGCGATTCCCTGTGATGAACATACCGATCGCAGCCATGTGGAGGTACTTCCGAGACAGAGAAAGACCCACAGGCGTGCTGATTTCTCAAGACCACATGGTTGCCCGGTTCGACGCCGAAGCAGACTTCCTTCAAAGCTTGATCGACAACTCTCCCGATGAATGAGTTTTACGACACGGAGCTTCTGTACATCGACGAAGTGCAGGAGCTGTTTGACGAAATACGATCAGCTTTACAGGAATTTGGGGCAGGGGATCGGGATCCGATCGACGCCGCTGCGACGATGGCGGCGGCCCGTGATAAAATCCAAGCGATGATGTTACTGAGTAACGACACGTGCACGCCCAATCAGCCTTGGGAAAAATTCGACGAAGCCGTGCGAAGCGCTGGATTCTCTCTAGCTCTGGATGAGGAAGTGTCGAAGCGTGGTTTGGTCGAGTCAGAAGAGCGACTGCGAGTGTGGTGGAGGGTCGACGGTGTGTTAGTCTTTGCCTGTTCATCCGCTGAAGGTACGCAGTCGGAGTGCAGCTATGTGTCTTGCTTATGGGAGCCAAACCCAGAAACAGACGATGAGAGTATCAAGCAACTCCGCAGCAGCATCGTCTCAGAAGGGCGCGTGCTTTTCTGGCCTTACCCAAGGAGCGAAAATCCCCAGCCGTCTGAGATAAGTTTCAGCGCCGAATTTGGTCTGAAGCACAACTTGGCCAGCCTGCGAAAGCTCGGAAAATTCGTGACGTTGGAGAGCCCACGCAAATTCCTGCTGCTGGCGAGCCCAGAGGAGGTGAACAAGGATTCAACCCACAACCTATCGCTCACTCAGGCCCGCTTGGCGGATGTGAGTGCGGCGGTAGGCGTTCACCTCGAAGCCTGTGGACTCTGAAACTAAGCAGCGCGTGCTGCTGGGCGATTACCGACTGTCGACCGTAGCTAGTTTGATCACCATCAGCCCGCCAGGGTTCGTGCGAGCCAACGAGATCGTTCTGACAGCGCCTGTCACAATGGAGCGTACCAGAAAGCAAGCCCACCTAGAACTGGCCCTAGAGGCTTTTCAGGTGTTTGCGGAGACCGGTATGACCCCGAAAGAGATGCGAGAAAAACTAAACAATACTTAAACAAAATGTTCAAAATGTCATGCACACCGGTGTAGCAAACCAGAAAGAGAGAAAAATAGGCGGCTTGTCAGCCGACCTGTTCGTAGGGCGCCAAGTCCGTTTTCGGACCATGGAGGACCGTCAACACATGATGCCAGCAAAGCTGACTGAGTTGGCTTCCGGAAAAGCTTTCGTTCACCCGGTGGGTCACAAAGGCGTGATCGCCGTACCTATCGAAAGCATAGCACCTTGGTGGTCCCGCAATCCGGACCTGCAAGCAATGCGGGATGCGCAGCGCCAAGCCCGATTCAAAACCGACAGCAACAACAACCACAGACCCGAACCTGAGCCAATGCCGATCCTGCCCCACAGTCCAATTGTTGAGCCTCCGCCCGTACCGGCGGCGAAAGTAGATCAACCGCCTGCACAGTTCACTCCGGTGGCGGCGCCTGTAACTCCAAAACCAGCCGCCAAGCTGAAGCTGCCAGCATTCATGGTTGAGCCAGGCGCTGACCTGCAGGGGGCAATCCCGCTCCTGAGCTCCTATCAGATCGCCCTGGCTGACGAGAATGCGGCACTGGAGTTGCTGGAGTCTGCTCGTCAAAGTCTCGGCTTGCTGCGCGATGAGCTTCGAAATATGGGCTTCGTCATGGATTTGGACGCCGGAAAGACTGTCCGGAGCAAGACGTCCAGCGTCGAGGAACCCAGTGTCGAGAAACCTCTCGTCGCGAAACCAAAACCGAACTACAGCGGGCGCAAGAAAGGCCGCAAGAGTCTGGAGGATAAGGCACAGCTTCGGCGAACCTTCGGTGAATGGTTCTCGGCGACAGCCGCAGGGCCAGAGCACGGTAAAAAGTGGCGTATCCCTCAGCTTGCCGCCAAGCTGAACATCACGACCGACACGCTGCGTCTGCTGCTCATTGCGGAGGATCCTGAGGAAAGCCGCCACAAGGTTATTCGCTCCTCGAAACCTCACGTCGTTTCCGTTTACTGACATGAACTTCAAACTAGGCTGGAGTAGAAAGCCAGACGGACTACGCGACGAGGTGAGCAGCCTGAAAGCCGAGATTCGTCAGCTTGAGTCAGCTCTCAGAGTGGAGGAGGCATCCTTGAAGCACTGGAAGGCTCGAGCCACCGCCGCAGAGTCCGCCATGAGGTTCAAGTTCGCTCAGGCGATGAGGGAGGTGTGCGAGGCGCACGACAGGAAGTTCAAAACCACCACCAGCTGGTATTGGCCCGTATGAAGTTCGACGCCGACAATCCAAGGTTCGTGTGGCTGGTTGGGGCAGTTCATGAGACATTCCCTGATCTACCCGACTTGCCGCCTTCTGCCGGGCTGGTGATGTGGGACCGCCAAGAGAAGCAAGCGGTAGCCAAACTGACACCGAACTACGCGCAGCTCATCTGCTTGGAGACAACCCGGGAACCTGGTCACTCACCTCTGACGGACTTGGAGGCGTGGCTGAACGGTATGCAGCCTGGAGACCTCTCGTCGGAGGGTATCCCGGACACGCACGAGACCAAGCTTCTGAAGCTGACGTGTGAGTCGAGATTTGAGACCTCGTGCACCATTGAGGTGCCTGTGGGTGTCTCGGAGGCGAGCGTGCTCGAAGCTCTGACAGACCAAGGCTCCACCTCCCTACGCGAGTATTTGGGGGAAAACCACGGTCTGAACGAGGCGGTCGCTGAGGCCAACATCTCGACGTGTATGTACACGGTGACGCCAGCCAGCCTACCGGCCGAGCAGCACTGCCCTCTGACAGAAACGACGACTGAGATCCTGAACGACAGCTTGGTAACAACACCACCGACAGACATCTGAATGAGTACTTACGCGACAATGGAGGGGCACGTAAAGTGCACGAAGGAAGATGATTTCCTAGCGTTCATCGCCATCCTCGAAAAGGGGTACTGGCTGAAGGACGATCATCTGCAGGACGAATCAGAGACCAATATCAGCGATGAACGAAACGTCGACCGAGCTACAATGACGATCTACTTCCCCAGGTTCTGCTACCGCAACTTGGTACGAGTGGAGCTGTTCCCGAAAGGGGCAGGTCGTGAAGGCTTTATCGTGGGTGTCTGCACCGACGGTATGGGGGTATGTTGGGTCGAAGGACCGGATGGTAGCGTGGAAGAAAAGCTGGAGGATTACGTCGACGAGGACGAAACGCTGCCGGACCCAGACGCCGACCCTGAAGAGTGGTGGGCGCTCATGGACGACGCTGGGGATCACTTTTTCGACGTCAAACTATCATCCATCAAACTGCCCGGATGAACGACAAACGGAAAGCGACCTACCTTCTGGCAGCCTGCGTGACGACGCTGTGCGTTTCCAGACTGCTGGTTCGGCTGCTGGAGGAGAGACGAGCTAAAGCAAGGCGCGAGCACACCTACATTCGTCTGAGGAAATGACATCCGAGCATCTTCTCAGGCTCTGCGGTTGGGTTCCTGTCTCGGAGTATTTGCGGGATTTCAAGGCGTCGGGCGTGATCGTCATGCTCGGCACCTTGGACTCGCAGCTGCACCAGCAAGTCTGTGACGTGCTGGACGGCTACGCCGAGGGTGCATCGTTCTTCAATACGGAGACGATGGAGCTCACTGACGCTGGAAGTTGGAAAGAATTGGAAACAACCATAATCGGCACAAATGAAACCACCCACAGAACAGCAAAAGGCTGAGCTGGTAGATGTCCTTGAGAAACTGTTCACGACTGACCGCAAGGTCGCTAGCCGGGAGGCAGTCGCTGAGGAGATCGCCCACTTCGAGCAGCAGAACGGCGTGAGGTTCAGCGCAGAGGCGATCGTGTACATTTTCGAATCGGCCGCCGAGGCCTTCGTGAACAACATGATCCAGCTGGCGATGGACTCCGCTTCAAGCGCACAGCAAAAGGAAGCTATCTGCGCCCTGTGGCGCGGAAAGCTTCCGGCCGCTAGACGAAAGATTGCCATCGCCAGCGCGTTACGTGAAATCTACAACGACTACAAAGATGCACACTGACACCATCATCATCCGCCCGCGCATTCCCGTGATCGGGACCGACGCCGCACTGACATTCGCCATCACATCCGCCATTCAACGCCGCGAGCAGAAAGCTGCTCAAAAGCGTGCGTTCTGGCGCGGATTGAGAAATTTTCTACTCAACCCGCTCGGGTTGGGAAAGAAGTCACCGACCCAAGTCAATCCCGGTTGACAAAGTGGCGGTCCAGCATAGAACGAACGCATTCGCTCACCGCGAATAAAAGGCCTGCGACGGGCCTGAAATCGAACCGTCGCAAACAACCAAACACACACACATGGAATCATACCAGCAGCGCGTCATCGACGAAAAAGCCCATCTCGACGCCAGCCTTGAGAAACTTGTCGAGTTCGCCGATAGCGAGCGCTTCGCAACGATCAGCCTGGAACAGCAGGCATTGCTGGCTTCTCAGGCCTCCGTCATGCAGCACCTCTCGACTCTGCTCGCGATCAGCATCCACTACTTCGAGCTGGAAAACTCGGCTGCTTCCGGAGACGAAAATCCGGGACAGGCCGAGACCGCCGCTCAGGTGGATCCTGATGCAGACCTGGACGAGCCGCTTGGCACGCCGGCCTGCAATCTTGGTGAGGCCTGCGAATCCTGTCAGTAATCAACCACTCTCGCATCCTCAAGGCGGCGCCCTGGTAACGGGGTGCCGCCTTTTTGCGGGCGGCATCATCGCAACCAATGGTAGAAATAATCCACGCCTACGCCTTTCTGACCGACACTGGATTCCGCCGCGTCGGTGGAGCTTACGATCCGGACTACATCGAGGTGGTCAAGCAGCTTTACCAGGGACGCATCTACGACTTGGTGACTGAGCAGGTGAGGCGCGAAGACTATGACGACTGGGCGGCAAGGCACGATCGGCAACTGACACCCACGACGTTCACCCGGATCAGCCCGCTGACTGGGGTCGAGCATACGTTTACGTTCCTCACCGACCCTGCAAAATTGCAGGATTGGGAGGAAAAAAAGATCACGATTGAGAAGGCCTTTCCGCACCTGACAGACGCTAAGCGTTTGTTCATTGAACGCGGCCTGACGCAGGAGGAACAGCACCACGCGGAAAGTTACGGAATGCAACTGAAGACGGATTATAACGAGCGGTAGGACCGCTACAACCTTTGAAAAACATGGGATACACACACTATTTTACGCCTATAGGGCCAGCGCCAACGGACGAACAATGGAGCAACCTTCTGCGGGAGGTTCGCGCAATCTATGAACGTTTCGCAGATGTCATCTGCCGAGAATCAGATCGAGCCGACGAGCCGCCGCATGCAGACGACGAATTCATCACATTCAACGGGAAGAAAGAGGATGGTCATGAGACGTTCCTGTTGGGACGGAAAGCAAAGGTGTGGGACTTCTGCAAGACCGCCCGCAAGCCCTACGACACCGCCGTGGTGCTGGTGCTGCGCGCAGCACTCCGACACTGCCCGGGTTGGTTGAAGGTATCCAGCGACGGAGGCGACGAGTTGTTTGACCTTGAGCAAGGAGAGGGCGTCGTGACGCCTTCTGACAAGCCAAGGCCGCTGGTATGCCAACAGGTGACGGTCGGTGAAACGCCATGCTTGGTCGCCTACGATGCCGTGAACCAGAAGGTGTTTTGCGCCGTCGTGGAGATCGAGACATCGACGGAAGGTCTGACGCAGGAGCAGGCTATCGCAAGGGCCTTGGCAGATTTCGAAGACACCTACGACTTCAATGAGCGAAACGACGATTGATTTGACCCCCACCTGGTCCGAGGCGCTGACCATGATCAAGGCGCTGCTGGAGTCCGGGAGCAAGGAGTCGAAAGCGACGGCCTGGAGCGAATTGAGCCGCATGGCAAAGATCGCCGACGCGCACGTCAGCGGAAAGAAATCTGGTGCCGCGGAGGAGAACAAAAGGATCGCCCAGCAGGCACTGCTTTGCGCGGGACAGCTTTTGGCGTTCCTCAATATCAACAGTGCAGCCGGCAAGTTCGCGCAGTATGACCACGACACGGTCATGCGTCACGCGAGTCCGATGCAAGAGGAATTCAAACGCCTGAGTGCGGAGTTCAATCTCGTCAACACCTCAAACCTCGTAACGTCAAATGACTATCGTAGGCCTTCTGAAGAATCTGAAAGCTGAGGAAATCACTGTCGAAGGGGCGTTGATACTGATGGAGTTGTCAGCCAAGCAAGATACCGGGATGACTGTACCTCAGCTCTCCAAATCGCTCGGTATCCCTGAGAAAGTAATCAGCAATCGAGAAAAGAACCTACCAGTCATGATTGCCAAAAATCTTGTGGTAAGCATGCACCGGAAGCGATATTCCTCCTGGCACAGCTACAGACTGACCCAACCTGGCGTCGAATTTGTGCGGCGCTTGATGACCGTAGACAATACTGCAAAATCCACAACCAAACAAAAAGCAACAAGTGAATAATAATACCAATCCCGAAGTCATTCTCCACGGCGAGTGCATGGTGTTCCACGCGGACATTCCTGCTGGCGCCCAACCCATCGCCATTACTGGAGACCACCTCGTGGTGGCCGACAGCGAAACGACAGGAAACCACCACGTGGTGGATTTCCTCCCTGGCGTCGAGTTCCTCGAGAAGGAAGGGCGCCGCTTCATGCGCAACTCCGTACCGACGAAGATCCGCTGTGTGCATGCAGAGCGCCATGATGCGATCACCCTCGATCCGGGTTGTTGGGAGTTCGGTACTCAGCAGGAGTACGATCCGTTCACCGAGAACATGCGCAACGTACGCGACTGATTTTGTCTGAGTGAATGCTGCTGCGCGCTTGGCCCGTCGCGCAGCAGGTCAGACAAGACGTCGGGAAGTCCAAATTACCGACGTGTCAACGGGCCGTCAATCTACAAAAGGCTTGCGCCTGCCTGCTCGAATTGAGAGGTTACAGCCATTATGCTACCGAACACTTCACTCACTGACGTAAGGTTGTCGGCGGCTGGGCTGCCGGAGGGGTTTGAGCTGATTGAGGCGGCCGGTATCGCGCGGTCCCAAGCTATGCTTCAGAAGCGGCTGGATCGTATGGGCAGCAGCCAAGCCCAAATCGTCAGTGCCGACAAGGTGAAGGTTGAGTGGCACATCGCCGGCGGCCCCCGCATGGGGTGGGGCGACGACTACCGCGTCGGTAAGTGGGTAGCCATTCGCCCGGTCACGCCGAAGTGGCAAAGCCTGCTGGACAACCCTGATCGCACCATGCGCGCGCTGGGAGTGCCTTTGGAGCACCGTGAAAATACCCATCTGCATGTGAACGACGAAACCCCGGAGAGCCCGTTCATTTGCGTGAACGGTCCCATGAACTTCGGTATCTCGTTCGATCCTACAAGCTTGGAGCTCACCTCCGCACCATTCTGCATCTGCGCCGCCCGAAGCGACCAGGATTGCTGCTGCACGCTGCCGAGCGGCGAGGGAGTCCCAACCTTGCCAGCTGTCTGCGTCGAGACGTGGGAGTGCCGCAGTTGCGGCGATCGGCACCCCTGTCAGATCAAGATTCGTCACGCCCCCACGGACTATCGGGGCTTGGGGCATCAGGGCAGGCTCGCCAGTCCCAGACAATGCGTCTGCGGGGTCCCTAAGAAGGCTGACTTTGTGAGGGTCGAGGAGGCCGATGATTGCGCTGGTCTTACCGTACGCGGCTGGACTACCATCAGGTCATGACCAACCCGCCGCTCACTGGCCCTGAGGCCATCCAGCACGCCCTCTCCAACTTGGACCTTGCCTCGCTTGAAGCCGAGCAGCGGAAGGTGATTCAGGACAAAAAGAAAACAGCCAGGCCAAGGGCTGTGCGGCTGCTGAACATCCTGGACGGGTTGCGCAAGAACGACATCAAGCCAACCGACTTGATGATCAACCACGTCCCAGTCATCCCGCCCAAGTTCAGACCGTTCGCCGTGACCGGAGACACCTTCCTCCCCGGGGACGCAAACGAGCTGTACCGCGACCTGATCGAGTATCGCCGCCTGTACGACCGCACAGAGAAGGAGATGGGGCGCGCCGGCTCCGGAGAGGTGTACGCGGACATGAACCAGGCCGTGAAGGCAGCCTACGGGTACGGAGACTCTCCCAACCCCAAGACCAAGGCTCGTGCGGTGAAGGGCTTCTTCGAGACCGTCACCGGCAGCGGACCAAAGTCCTCGTTCTACCAGTCGAAGATGCTGTCGAAGCCTGTGGACACTGTAGGCCGCGGCGTCATCATCCCGGACGCAGACCTGGGAATGGATGAGGTGGGCCTGCCTGAGGACATGGCGTGGAAGCTGTACGGCAACTACGTGCAGCGTACGCTGGTGCGCGGAGGGATGGCGGCCGGCGCAGCTCTGCGTCACATCGTGGACCGGACGCCGCAGGCCACCAAGGCGATGGAGGAGGAATTCAAGAAGCGGCCGGTGGTCGTGACGCGGAGCCCTGCATGGCACAAATTCAATGCGACAGGGCAGAATCCAAGGTTGGTCAAAGGCGACGCGATTCGCATCAATACCTTTATTACAGAAGGTCATAACGCCGATTTCGACGGCGATGATGCTAACAATCAAGTAGTTACAGCAATTCCTAGAGGTCTAATTTCAGACCTACCGTCATATCTTATTGACCGTTTTCAAATTATTGGGAACACTCCCGACATGTTCAACAAACTTCAACTACCCCACGTCGATCCGGCAACTCACGAAGTGGCCGTCATTGATCTGGAAGACTTCCCGCACAGCTCTGAGCTCATTGGCGAGAAGCAAGGCACCAACAGCTACATCAAGTTCTTTTACGCCCTGCCGGGTACCAAGGTGATCGCGTTTGACGAGGCGACAAGTTCCCTCGTGTGGGCTGACGTCTCCGGTTGGAGCGAGCACACTTCGCCGCCGGTCGAGATCGTCACGCTCTCCAACCGTCGGCAGACTTTCACCGACGACGACCCTCGGGCCGTCTACGGCATGGATCCGGTCACTGGTGAGATGGGACGCTGGACGCCGACGGAGGCCCTCGCCAAGCGCATTGCGGTCCCGTGCGGACGAAATCTCCGCGAGCTGATCGCCACGCTGGAACCTATCGAGGAGGTTGCGGTCACGCCGACGATCTCGTCCGCACTGGATTTCGAGTTCGGCTGGTTTTTGGGCGCCATGTGCGGCGACGGTTGGTGGGACAAGCAGGACTACGATTTCTACGCTAAGCGTAATCAGAAAGGTCTCCGCACCATCCACCTAGCCGACCTCACGGAGGACAATTCCGAGCGCCTGAAGCGGTTCATTGAAACCCATCTCGACCCGGAAGGAACCCTTTACTACCACCGTCTGGTCAGTAAAAAAACGGAAGGCGACGATCGCTATGGCGATACCATCAAGCACAGCTTCAACTTCGCAGGTAGCGAGCACGTCGCCGCGTTCTTGCAGACCCATCTGGGCGGAGACCGCGACGACAATACTGCCGGTTCCGGGAACAAGCGCGTACCCGGATTCTTGTTCCGCGCTCCGGAAGAGTTCCGCCGCGGGTTCCTCTCCGGTATGGTGGACACAGACGGAAGCATCTCCATCAACCCCGCCAAGCCGGGCGGTGGTGGGAATGTGTTCAGCATCTGCTCCACCTCCCTGCGCTTGATCCGTGAACTGCAAGCTCTGTGCATGACCTTGGACGTGCGAGCATCGGTCACCTGGTCCAAGGAAACCATCGCCGGCAACGACTGCTGGATCCTCGTGATGTCGTCTTGGGACTGCAAGCGGCTGAACCTGTTCGACCGTCTGGCCACATCCTACAAGCGTGAGAACTTTGTCAAAGCGGAGGTGGCCAGGGAAAACACAGCTGCGTCATTTGACAAGGCCGTCGTCCCGCGCTGCATCTTTGACGTCGTTCAAAACGACCTCGTCAACCCCAAGGTGGCCAAGGAGGACCGCGAGGCAGGAGCAGACGATCTGGAATGGAAGATGCACCAGCAGAACATGTGCACGCAGTGGGTGAAGGCGAAGACGGAAGGTATCGTCTCGCGCACCTCGGCACGCAAGGTGTTGCATCACCTTGGTGAGATGTATGCGCGTCGCGTCAGTGCGCGAGACGCTGCTCTCGTGCTGTTGCGGTCCGGGCACATCGCGATGACTGCGACCAACGCCAAAATCCTGCGTGACGGCGTCTACGCCACTGCAGCACCGTTCTCCGCCGATCGCGACAAAACGTCAGAGACGTACAAGCTTGCGGCGATCGTGAAGACCGCCGCGCATGCGGGAGGGGTGCTTGGCGCCCGACGGTACCAGAACCTGCTGACACGTATGGAGGCGCTGCCGGCCTACAGGGGCGCGCTGGACTCCGAGCTGCTGAGCCGATGGGTACGCGACATTCTGTGTCAGGAGCACATCACTTGGGCGACTGTCGAAGACGTCCAAAAGACCGGCATCCGCGAGACAGGCTACGACCTCACCGTCCCTGGCTACGAGACGTTCATGAGTGCGGACGGAGTGATTCTGTCGAACACCATGTCCGTCCACGTCCCATCCTCCCCGGAGGCTGTCAAGGACGTGCAGGAGCGCATGATGGCCAGCAACATGCTCTGGTCCATCAAGGACCGCACCAAGACCATGGCCAACCCCAAGCACGAGCAGATCATCGGTCTCACGCTAGGCAAGGCGCCTGGCGGTCAGAAGAGGAAGTTTGCCAGCGACGACGAGGCCATGAAGGCCATCGAAGCCGGCCAGATC